ATTTAATTGCGGCAAATTCTAATTATGGCTACATCGTTACCTCAGGATAAAATAGGTTCAGCATTGAATCTCACACCCCTAACTCCAAGTGATATTGGAGGAAGAGATGTTGTTGTTTCTCCGAACGTAAATTCAAATAACCAAATTGAGGATGATTATGAGTATGCTCGTGGAAATTTAATTGCTGTTATCGAAAAAGGTAACGAAGCATTGAATGGTATTTTGGATGTGGCGGGAATGAGCCAACATCCACGTGCATATGAAGTAGCAGCAAATCTTGTAAAAACAATGTCGGATGCTAGTAAAGATTTAATGGAGTTGGCTAAACGGAAGAAAGATTTGGATAAACCTACAGAGGCTCAACAAGCACAAAGAGTGACTAATAATATGTTTGTTGGATCAACTGCAGAGCTTTTAAAAGCAATTAAGCAAAATCAATAATGTCATATAATGGAAATCAGAACCTCAGTTCTGTAAGAGATCAATTTGAATTTACCAGAGAACAAGTTGTCGAATATGCAAAATGTGCTCGGGATCCTATTTACTTCATAGAAACATACGTACAGATCGTTAACGTCGATCGTGGTTTAGTTCCGTTTGAAATGTGGGATTTTCAGCGGGATATCGTTCAATTAGTTAGTTCTGCTAGCAGATATACAATATGTAAGATGCCCCGCCAAGTCGGTAAAACAACAACTGTTGCAGCATTACTTCTTCATTATGTTTTGTTTAACGAAAATTACTCAATAGCTATTTTAGCTAACAAGTTATCCCAGGCCCGGGAGATCTTAGGTCGAATTCAATTAGCCTTTGAACATTTACCAAAATGGTTACAACAAGGAGTAATTGAGTGGAATAAGGGATACATTGAAATAGCTAACGGATCAAAGATACTAGCATCAGCTACATCATCCTCTGCAATTCGTGGTACATCCCAGAACTTAATCTATTTGGATGAGTTTGCATTCGTGCCAAATCATATGCAAGAACAGTTCTTTCAATCTGTTTATCCTACAATTTCATCTGGTAAAACGACAAAAGTTGTTATAACATCCACGCCAAACGGGATGAATATGTTTTACAAGTTGTGGAAAGACAGTGAAGAGGGCCGCAATGATTACCAAAGAATTGATGTTCACTGGTCGGACGTCCCTAATAGGGATGAGGCTTGGAAGGCAGAAACAATACGCAATACATCAGAAGAACAATTCAGACAAGAATATGATTGTGAGTTCTTGGGTTCTTCTAGCACCCTAATAGACGGGATTAAGTTAAGGAATCTAACCTATTCAATTCCCTTAAAGACAACAGAACACGTATCTCTATATGCTGAACCGGCACAAAGCCGATCTTACATTATTGTTGCCGATACGTCAAGGGGTATTGGTGAAGATTATTGTGCTTTTGTTGTATTTGATGTAACCGAATTCCCATATAGAGTTGTAGCAAAGTATAGAAACAATAAGATATCAACGCTATTGTATCCGAATTTCATATACCAATTCGCTAAACTATATAATAACGCATATGTATTAGTTGAATCAAATGATGTAGGTAAGCAAGTTGCAGATATACTATATTACGATTTGGAATATGAGTATATGTTCTATACTGCTAATGATCCAAAAACCGGACAACATATATCAGCTGGTTTTAAAGGAAATGCTGTGTTGGGAGTTAAGACGTCCCGAGCAGTAAAAAGAATTGGTTGTAGTAACTTCAAGACAATTGTCGAAAATGATAAATTTGAAGTTAACGATTATGACCTTTTGCAAGAGATGTATCGGTTCTCTGCTAAAGGTGATTCATATGAAGCTGAGGAGGGGCATGATGATCTTGTAATGTGTAGTGTATTGTTCTCGTGGTTGATACAACAACCATATGTAAAAGAACTAACAAGCACAGATATTAGATCAAATATGCATGCTGAAAATGAAAGTGCAATAGAAGAATCTCTTCTACCTTTTGGTATTATTGATGATGGACAGGATGTGCATGCTGAGAAGCCTGTAGTTGCGGTCGCTGAAAACGACAATAACTGGCTATGGAGTTAGCGAAAATATAAATACCGAGAAGTCTAAATTATAACCTATTTGGGGAGAGTCACATGCCATTTCAAGTTAGTCCAGGCGTAAATATTTCTGAGATCGATCTTACGACCGTTACGCCAGCGGTATCTTCTACTGAAGGTGCGTTTGCTGGAGTATTTAATTGGGGTCCTCTAGATACTAGAGTACTTATCGACAGCGAGCCTACTTTAATCAAGCGCTTCGGTAAACCCGGCACAAATAATGCCGAAACATTTTTCACAGCAGCAAACTTTTTAGCTTATGGCAATAAGTTATATGTAGTGCGCGCAGCAAATACAACAGGAACAGACAGCAACACAGCTGCATGGAGTGCTATTGCTAATACATCAGCAGTGTCTACTCCTGCCGATCGTGTTGTATATAACATCAGAAGCCAAGATGATTATGACAGCAAAAACATGGCAACAGCAACACAAGTGTTGTACGCTGCTAAATGGCCAGGTGCTGCAGGTAATTCGTTAAAAGTTTCTGTTTGTGATAGTCCTAATGCATATAACAGCTCAGCTAACTTAATTTCCAATACAGCAGTTAGTACTGGTGTTGGTACATACTTCGCAGTTAATGTTGGTGATAGCGTTGGTACAGTTGCTATCGCTAATGCCGTTGGTAATACGGTTGCTACTTGTGCTACATTTGCCACAGCATTGACCACATCGTCGATTTCTCTCGGGGATTATATTGCTGTTGGTAACTCTACTATTGGTACACAATACCTAAAAGTTACTGCAATCAGCGCAGTAACCTCTAATACTACTCAAGCATATTTCACATTATCGTTTGATAGCACATTCAACTTATCTGCTAACGTCAGCACTCAATCGTTCACACGGTATTGGGAGTATTTCAACGTAGTTAATAAAGCGCCTGGTGTTACAACATACCAATCACTGTACGGTAATACTGTCGCTAAAGATGAGCTGCATGTTGTTGTTGCGGATGAGGATGGAACATTCAGTGGCACACCTGGTACAGTACTAGAAGTATTCAGTGGTGTTTCACGTTCTACTGATGCTAAGACACCAGACGGTGCTGTTAATTACTATAAACGTGTAATAAATGATGGATCGCAATATCTGTGGTTTGGTAATGACCGCACCGGTGCAATATCCAATACAGCAGTTAGTGTGGTTGATTCTACAAATGGCTTGCCATTGAGGCTGTCACTAGCTGGTGGCACAAACGGCTCAGACGAGGCTGCAGTAACTGTTGGCGATTTGTCTCGAGGATACGATCAATTTAAGTCTGCCGAATCTGTTGATATCTCGTTGGTATTAGCAGGTAAAGCGCGCGGTGGTACGAATGGCGAGCAAATGGCTAATTATATCATCGACAACATTGCTGAAGGCCGCAAAGATTGTGTCGTTTTCGTCTCTCCAGATTCTGCGGATGTTGTTCGTGCTTCTGGTAATGAAGCAACTAATATAATTCAGTTCCGCAACTCACTACATTCTTCTTCGTATGCAGTGTTAGATTCCGGATACAAGTATCAATATGACAAATACAACGATGTATACCGTTACATACCCATGAACGGGGATACTGCTGGCTTGTGCGTTCGTACTGATGATACACGTGATCCTTGGTTCTCACCAGCTGGATTCAATCGTGGCCAGATCAAGAATATTGTCAAACTTGCATACAATCCAGGCAAAGCTGATCGTGATCAGTTATACAAAGCAGGTATCAACCCTGTTGTGACCTTCTCTGGTCAAGGTACAGTATTATTTGGAGATAAGACGTTATTGGCTAATGCATCAGCTTTTGATAGAATTAACGTACGTCGTTTGTTCATTGTGTTGGAGAAAGCAATATCAAAAGCAGCTAAGTCGTTGCTGTTTGAATTCAACGATGACCTTACTCGTGCACAATTCAGAAATATTGTGGAGCCATTCTTGAGAGATGTTCAAGGACGTCGCGGTATCACAGCATTTAAGGTTGTGTGTGATGATTCTAACAACACATCTCAAGTAATTGATAGTAATCAATTCGTCGGTGACATCTACATTAAGCCTGCTAAGTCTATCAACTTTATCCAGTTGAACTTTGTGGCTGTACGTTCAGGTGTTGAGTTCTCTGAAATTATTGGATCTAAGTGATCTATAATAAATAACAATAAGGAGAATAAACATGGCATTTAATGTAAATGAAATCAGAAGTCAACTAACACTCGGTGGCGCACGTAGCTCGTTATTCCAAGTAACCATGAGCAACCCCGCCAACGCAGTAGGTGACATTAAGGTACCGTTCATGGTACGTGCTTCTTCTATCCCGGCCGCAACGCTGGGCGTGATTGAAGTTCCGTATTTTGGTCGTAAGGTACGTCTTGCCGGCGATCGCACATTCGGCCAATGGTCTGTTGTTGTAATGAACGACGAAGACTTTTTAATCCGCAATGCGATGGAAGAGTGGTCTAACCAAATTAATACGTTTCAGGGTAACCTCCGTGGATTTGGGGCAGCTTCTCCGCTATTATATAAGTCTACTGCAAATGTAACGCAGTATTCGAAAACTGGTGTCTCAATTCGGGAATATCAATTCAATGGTATTTTCCCAGTCGAAGTGTCGCCTATCGAGTTGGATTGGAATAATACCGACTCGATCCAGGAGTTCCAAGTGACGTTTGCCTACGATTGGTGGGAAGTGTCTGGAGGATCTACTGGCGACGCTGGTGGCGCTTAATTTTATTAGTATGGAAGCCGGCCGAAGCCGGCTTCATTAATTGGAGATAATATGGCCGAGTTCCTAGGATTTGAATTCCGTCGCAAGGCTCCCGCTGTAAAGCAGGACCTGGACACGTTTATTCCAAAAGAAAATGATGATGGCGCAACGATTGTTGCTGCTGGTGGTACCTATGGGACAGTTGTGGACCTTGAGGGTTCAGCAAAAAATGAAGCCGAGGTTGTAACCAAATATCGAGAAATGTTGCAACATCCAGAAGTAGATGCTGCGGTTGATGATATCGTAAACGAAGCAATTGTGGTTGAAGATAAGGAACCTACTGTATCTATCAACCTCGATGGAATAGAATTACCTGACGCAGTCAAACAAGCCATAGCACAAGAGTTTGAGAATATTCTCGTATTGTTGGATTTTAACCATCAAGGATATGATGTATTCAAGCGCTGGTATGTTGATGGCCGTTTGTATTATCAAGCAGTGATTGACAAAGAGAATCCAAAAACTGGTATACAGGAATTACGTTATATCGATTCACGTAAGATTCGAAAGATAAAAGAAACAAAACGTAAGAAAGTAACTAATGCGCCGACATATGGCGATCCATCTGTGCCTACAAATGGCCAAGAGTACTTTGTATACAATGATAAAGGTTTTGCAGGTAGGCCTATTGTAGGTGGTAACACACCGATGACTACTGGCATGAAGATTGCTAAAGATAGTATTATCTATTGCACATCAGGATTACTAGATAAAACGAACTCTTTGATTATATCGCATCTACATAAAGCGATCAAACCATTAAATCAATTAAGAGCTCTTGAGGATGCTACTGTGATATACAGAATATCACGTGCACCCGAGCGTCGTGTATTCTATATTGATGTTGGTAATCTTCCTAAAATGAAAGCGGAGCAATATCTACGGGATATGATGACTCGCTATAAGAATAAAGTTGTATATGATGCTGGTACAGGTGAGGTAAGAGACGACCGCAAGTTTATGACGATGCTGGAAGATTTCTGGCTACCGCGTCGTGAAGGTAATCGCGGTACAGAAATTTCTACTTTACCAGCGGGTCAAAATTTAGGAGAGATGACTGATGTGGAGTACTTCCAAAAGGTATTGTATCGGTCGTTAAATGTTCCTACTGCTCGTCTGCAATCCGACAATACGTTTGGTATGGGTAGAGCAACAGAGATATCAAGAGATGAAGTTAAGTTTAATAAATTTATTAATCGTCTCCGTGCTAGATTTAATCATTTGTTTATTAAGTCTTTAGAGAAACAACTTGTACTCAAGCAAATTCTAACACAGGATGACTGGCAAAAGCTTGCTCCTTTGATTAAATTTAGTTATGCAAAAGACAATTACTTTTCAGAGTTAAAAGACAATGAGATATTAAATGATAAGTTAACAGCTTATCAAAATATGCTAAACACCGGTGTTGTTGGTAAATACTATTCGCATAAATGGGCTAGAGCGAATATATTTGGTCAAGATGATGAGGTTATGAAGCGTATGGACGAAGAGATTCGTGCTGAATTGAAAGATCCTGTGTTAAATCCACAGATTGCACCTGATGGCACACAAATGATGCCAGGACAGCAATTACCGCAGGCCCAACAAAATTAATTTGTATAAATAATGGAGAGAATATGACAACACCTACTTACACACCTACAGATATTGTTAACTTTGCGATGAACAAGGATGCAGTGAATATTTCATCTGCATTTGATCAGTTAGTCGGTCAACGAGTATATGATGCTATCCAAGCTCGTAAGATCGAAGTTGCTAGATCAATGTTCGGTCAAGAAGAGATAGATATTGAAGTTGAAGATGATGAAAACGTCGAAGACGGAACCAATGTTGAAACAGTGGCAGTAGGAGACGAAACAAATACAGAGTCTGAGGAATCACATGAAAACGCTGAACAGTCTGCTTAACGAAATGGAGAGGGGCTTCCGAGGCCCCAAGCACGACCAGGGTACACGTAAACCTGGGGAAGTCGGTCCGAAAAAATTTTATAAAGATAATACCGTAACTTCTGAAAAGGGTGGTCCTTCTGCTGCTACATTGGGCGATCAAGAATTTATCGACGATCACGAAGTACAAAAGATTGCTGATCGGAATGGTAATGATGATAAGCTATTCAAAGCATCAAATATTAAATATCACGATCGTAAAGCAGCTAGGCACGGATATAGTGCGAAAGAATCAGAAGATGTTAATGAAAAAGTATTGACATTTGCAGAAAAGAAAAAGCGCGAAGAGATTGCACAAGCGATTGAGCGGGATCATCCAGAATATAGCATGCAAAAGAAAATGGCAATTGCTACTGCACAAGCTAAAAAAGTAGCTGAACAAGTAGAGCAATTTGATGATATATTAGAGGCAGTAATAGCAGAGCAAGACAATCAAGAGGTCGAGGCAATCACTACAATGCTCGAAGCAATGTATGAGAGTTTAGAAGATGATCAGTCTCGCGAACAATTTATCGACATGCTCGAATCAGACGAGAAGTTTGAGCAGTTGTTAGACACCGTGCAGAACATACTTGCTGAGGAGACACAAGATGAGTGATTTTGTAATCAGTCCCAAAGCAGCAGAGATAACATTACCTACAACGGCCAACACAGTTAATGGTGCTTCTTTAGTCAGGTTGTTGAACACAAATGCAACGACTGCTAGAGTTATCACAAAGAAAGATACTGGTGGTACTACTCTTGGTACAATAACAATTCAATTCGGCCAAGACATGATCATTTACAAAAGTCCGTCAGACACAATACAAGTTGATACTGGAACGGATGTTAAAGCAGTTTCAATTGCATTTAGGTAAACAAAAATGAAATTATTCACAGAATTAGTAGAAGACGTTCAATACGTAGTAGAAGAACGCAACGGTAAGAAGGATCTATTCATTGTTGGTCCTTTTATGCAGGCCGAACAGCAAAACCGTAATGGTCGCATTTATCGTAAAGATTTGCTTGAGCGTGAAGTTGCACGCTACACTAAAGAATATGTTACCACAAACAGAGCTTTAGGTGAACTTGGTCATCCAAGCGGTCCTTCAATCAACCTCGATCGTGTGTCACATAAGATTGTTGAATTGAAGCAAGACGGTAATAATTTTATCGGTAAAGCAAAGATTCTTGAGACCCCTATGGGTCTCATTGCAAGAAATTTATTAGAGAGCGGTGTCAGTTTAGGAGTATCTACTCGTGGCATGGGTTCTTTAAAAGACGTCGGTGGGGTTATGGAAGTACAAGATGACTTCTATCTAGCAACAGCAGCAGATATTGTTGCTGATCCTTCAGCACCAGACGCATTCGTACAAGGTATTATGGAAGGTGTAGATTGGCTTTGGGATAATGGTGTTTTAAAGGCACGTCAAGTCGAACGAGTAAAAGAGACTATCACAAAAGCAAGCGCTAAGAATTTGCAAGAAGCAAAAGTACGCGCCTTTCAGCAGTACGTAAATTACTTGTCTACTAAATAATTAGTCTTATAAATAAAACTACCATAACAGGAGATTCAAATGGCCAAAACAGAATTAATTGAGAAGGCATCTGACCCAGTAGGCGGTGGAGCAACCGGTGTGACAAAGTCTGCCGATCCACATGCAACTGGCGATGCTTATGCTAATCGTAACAACACAGACAAAAAAGAAGGTGATACTGCCTCTGCTAAGTTAGCTGGTGAAGTACAAGGTACTGATGCTACTAACAATACTAATAACACTAAGGGTAATGCTGATACCACTGCTTCTATTAAAACTAAGCCAAGCGCAGCTGGCTCAATGAAAGAAGAGATCGATGGTCTATTCGGCGAGGATTTGTCTGAAGAATTCAAAGAAAAAGCATCAGTAATCTTCGAAGCGGCTATTGCTAGTCGTATTGCTGAAGAGCGTGCAGCTTTAGAGGAAGAGTTAAATGCTTCTTTTGCCAAAGCCCGTACTGATTTGGTTGAAGAGTTGTCTAATCAAGTTAGCGACTACCTCGACTATGTTGTTGAGCAATGGATGGATACAAATCAAGTTGCTATCGACAGCTCATTGAACACAATGATTGCTGAAGAGTTCATCGAGAAACTCAAAGGTCTGTTTGAAGATTCATACATTCAAGTTCCAAAAGAAAAAGTCGACTTGGTAGCTGAAATGGCTGCTAAAGTTGAAGAACTAGAATCTAAGTTGAACGATACAGTTGCAGAAAACATTGAGTTGAGCAAGATTGTAGAGTCCAGCAAGCAATCACAGATTTTTGATGATGTTGCAGAAGGCCTTGCTATGACGCAAGTCGAGAAGCTTCGCACATTGTCTGAAGGTATTGATTTTGATACAGATGAAAACTATCGCAAGAAGCTCGAGCTCGTAAAAGAGCAGTACTTCGGTGAGAAGAAGACCGTTGTTGCTAAATCAATCGAAGAGCAAGAAATTGTCGAGCTTGACGAAGAAGTTACGCACCAACCTAAGTTGGAAGGTCCAGTATCATCTTATGTTAGCGCCATCGCACGATCAATCAAGAAATAATTTTTATAAATAGTTCGAGCCCAAATTTTTTAATAAGGAAGGGGAAACCAAAAATGTACTTATCCGAAGACATTCAGAAAAAATGGCAGCCAGTTATTGAGCACGAAGATCTCCCAAAGATCGGCGATTCTCATAAGCGTGGCGTCACAGCCGTTCTCTTAGAGAACACAGAGCGTGCTTTGCGCGAAGCTAGCCAACAAGCTGGCGGTCAGTTTTTGACAGAATCTGGTGCTAACCAAGCTTCTGCTAACTACTTTGACCCAGTCTTGATCAGCTTGGTTCGTCGTGCAATGCCTAACCTAGTTGCATATGATATTTGCGGCGTACAACCAATGACTGGCCCAACAGGCTTGATCTTTGCAATGCGTGCTCAATATGCTAACTCTTCTAACAATAAAGTTAGTGAGACATTCTACAACGAAGTTAATACACAGTTTGGTACATCTGTTACTGATGCTGCTACGATCGGTAACCGTCAAACCGGTACTGTTCCTGGTAACACTACAACTGGTACTGCCAACTTGGCTGAAACTGGCATTTACAACTTTGCTGGTGGTGCTAACACAAATAACGCTGAAGGCATCGGTAACTCTTCTGTTGCTTTCCCAGAAATGGCGTTTACAATTGAGAAAGTTTCCGTAACTGCTAAGTCACGTGCTTTGAAAGCAGAATACACAATGGAACTTGCTCAAGACTTGAAAGCAATCCATGGTTTAGATGCTGAAACAGAATTGTCAAATATTTTGACATCTGAAATTCTTGCTGAAATCAACCGTGAAGTTGTTCGTACGATCAACGTTACTGCTCAACAAGGTGCTTCTGCTGGTACTACAACTGCTGGTCGTTTCGACTTGGACGTTGATGCTAACGGTCGCTGGTCTGTTGAGAAGTTCAAAGGTTTGATGTTCCAAGTTGAGCGTGAAGCTAACCAAATTGCCAAGAATACACGTCGTGGCAAAGGTAACATCATCATCTGTTCTTCTGACGTAGCTTCTGCTCTTCAGATGGCTGGTGTGTTGGACTACGCTCCCGCGTTGAACAGCAACAACTTGCAAGTTGATGATACTGGTAATACTTTTGCTGGTGTGTTGAATGGACGTATCAAGGTTTATATCGATCCATATACCACTGGTAACTATATGACCGTCGGTTATAAGGGTGCTTCTGCATTCGATGCTGGTGTGTTCTATTGCCCATACGTTCCGTTGCAAATGGTTCGTGCAGTCGATACAGGCACTTTCCAACCTAAGATTGGCTTCAAAACCCGCTATGGTATGGTTGCTAACCCGTTCGCTGAAGGTACTACCGCAGGTCTCGGTGCACTCACTAAAGACTCTAATGTGTACTATCGTCGCGTTATGGTTGACAACATTCTTTAATTAGAATTAAATCCCCGAAGAGGGATACTTGAAGAGGGCCGCTATGCGGCCTTCTTTTTTTTGCCTAAATACATCAGGAGGCATTATGAGTTTCAATACAACTGAAGTATCGAATAAGAACTTTTTATCCCCATTGGGATTTAAGTTTTCGGTAAAGAAAACACCACACATTAATTACTTTGTTCAGTCGGTCAATCTACCAAGCGTAACTCTTGGCTCGACTGCAATGCCAACTCCACTACTTCGCGTTCCTATTGCAGGTGATCATTTGACTTACGGGGATTTGACAATCACATTTAAGGTAGATGAAGCATTAGCAAACTATTTGGAAATATACAATTGGATGATTGCTATTGGTCGACCAGATAACTTTGATCAATATGATCCTGAACAAGTGTATTCAGATGCAACACTTTCCGTCCTTTCTAGCGCTATGAATCCAAAGCACGAAGTTGTATTTAAAGATATGTTCCCAATTGATCTTGGTGGATTTACAATGATGTCTACGGCCGGTGATGTTGATTATATTGAATCTATTGCTACATTTAGATATCGTAATTTTACCATCAATACGTTGTAATCGTACCCTTTTGGTGGTATAGTTAGAATGTCTTTATTATGGTTGTTTTATGAAGCTAGAAGAAATACAAGCGTTGTGGGAAAAGGATGCACATATTGATCGTTCCGAGTTGGGGGACGAATCGCTGCGTATTGCTCGCATGCATGCCAAATACTTCAAGCTGTTTTCGCAAGAGCGACTTCTTCTGAAGAAGATGGAGTCTGATTTTAAGGAGTTGTACCGCGACAAATATGAATGGTACAATGGATCAATATCCGAAGAGTTGTTGAAGGAGCGAGGATGGGAGCCAAATCCTCTAAAGATTCTCAGGACAGACATTGCAATGTATTTGGAGGCTGATTCAGAAATGAGAGCTGCCAATCTTCGTAATGAAATGCAGAATGAAAAGGTAATGTTCTTAGAATCTATTATTAAGAGCATAGGGACATTGGGATTCAATATTAAATCTGCAATTGAGTGGAGCAAATTTCAGAACGGCATATGAATATATCGATTGAGAAGTTTAATTCAGTATCGAATAAAATACATTGTGAGCCAGCAATTGCTCGCGAGTTATATGAATATTTTACTTTTCAGGTACCAGGTGCACGGTTCAGCCCACTAGTCAAACAACGTAAGTGGGATGGTAAGATGCACTTATTCCATCTGGGAACACAATTGACCTATGGCGGACTCAATCATTACATTGAGCAGTTTGCCGAAGAGCGCAACTATACTGTAGATTATCTTACAGATTTTTCTAGCAATCAATTCACATTAGAACAAGCAAAAGCATTTTGTGATAAACTAGATCTGACATTGGAGCCTCGAGATTACCAACTAGAAGCGTTCGTACATGCGGTACAAAATAAAAGAACATTACTACTTTCCCCGACAGCTTCTGGTAAATCATTCATTATATTCTTGTTGCTAATGTATACATTAGCTCAGACAAAGGGAAGAGCATTGATTGTAGTGCCAACTACATCCCTTGTCCATCAGATGATATCTGACTTCCAATCATATACAAACATTAGTGTCAATCATGCATTATGCCAGAAGATTATGGAAGGCCACTCAAATCATGTTAATAAACGTATAGTTGTGTCTACATGGCAATCCATATATCGTCTGCCTCGTAAATGGTTTGAGCAATTTGATGTTGTTGTTGGAGATGAGGCTCACTTATTTAAAGCAAAGAGTCTAACGTCTATTATGTCGAAGATGGTAAATTGCGATTACCGATATGGGTTCACTGGGACATTGGATGGTACTCATGCACATAGATTGGTATTGGAGGGTGTATTCGGTCCTGTGAAGAAGGTCACAACCACAGCAGAGTTGATCGAACAAAAACATCTCGCTAACTTCCTTATCAACTGTATTGTCCTTAAGTATAGTGATCAAGAAAGGGAGCTAATGAAGAAGTCTCCTTATAAAGATGAGATTGATTGGATTGTTAGACATCCAGGTAGAAATAAATTCATTACGAAACTAGCTGCTAGTCTCGAAGGTAATACTCTTGTATTATTTCAATTTGTAGAAAAACATGGAGATGTTTTATATGATCTACTAAAGGATACAGGTAAGAGTATATCTTTTGTTAGTGGTAAGGTTGAGAGCACAGAACGAGAAGAGGTTAGACGTCTAGCTGAAATTAACGATAATATTATTATTGTTGCATCTTATGGAACATTTTCCACTGGCGTCAACATTAAGAACCTACATAATATTATATTTGCTTCACCCAGTAAATCGCGTATTCGTAATCTACAGTCCATAGGACGTGGATTGAGAAAGAGTGAGACTAAAATAAGAGCAACATTGTATGATATTGCAGATGATCTAACGTGGAAATCGTGGAGGAATTATACGATACAGCATATGGCTGAGCGTGTTAAAATTTACGGTGAAGAAAAGTTTGAGTATAAAATACACACTGTAAACCTGAAAGGATGATATGGCGTTATCGTTAGTAAAACTTAGCAATGGTACTGAGTTGTTGGGAGATGTGGATGCACAGACAGAAGAATTAAAACGTAAAGGACTCGTTCGTATAGTCGATCCGTTGCAGATTAACTACAAGTTTGTTTCCTTTCAACCAATGCCGACGATGAGTATCAGTAGATACATGCCGTTTGCTAGTCAAACCACATTTACTTTTGACATCGGAGATATCACTCACATTGTTGAACCACGTGCGTCTGTGGTTGAATACTATCTCTATGCATTAGATAATTATAGGACGACTATCGATCAACATATTGACGATGAGTTGCATAGTATTAGTAGCAGGAAATCTAAGCAGCCATTAGATGATGATGCATACTCTGATATTCTTGAGCGAATAGAAGTTAACGGACCTCTTAATTAGTGTTGACCCTTTTATATTATGTGGGTATAGTGTTACGCTAGTAGGTAGTAAATAAGGGATTTTAATGGCAACGCATTATGTAGATAATAAAGAACTATACAAATGTATAGTCGCATATAGGGAATCAGTAATAGAAGCTCCACAACACAGAGCGTCCTCGCATTCCTAATTATGTTGGAGAGTGTATACTAATGATAGCGAACAGACTATCAACGAAACCAAATTTCATTAACTATTCATATAGAGATGATATGGTTTCTGATGGTATTGAAAACTGTATATGTTATATTGATAATTTCGATCCTTCTAAATCAAACAACCCCTTTGCTTACTTTACCCAAATCATATATTACGCTTTCTTGCGTAGAATCTTGAAAGAGAAAAAGCAAACTTATATTAAACATAAGACACTTGAAAACTCAATGCTTCTTAATGAGTTGTATGAGCAAGGTGAGTTTAGTGAGCAAGAGTTTACTCCTACACATATAGACCTCGATAATGATAATATGTTTGACTTCATTAAGAGTTTTGAAGATAATCTGCTATCTAAGAAAAAGAAGAGAGCTAAAAAAGGCGTAGAGAAGTTTATCGAAGAAGACATTTTATCGGAAGATGAGGTTGATGGTCATGTAGATATTGAAGTGGAAGGTATTGATATTGACGAAGAAAAGTAAAGGGTAACATGAAGGTTTGTTTACTTGGAGATACGCATATTGGAGCACGGAATGATAACTTACATTTCCATGCATTTTTTAAGCGATTTTATGATGAAGTATTTTTTCCCTATCTAAGAGAACATAACATACTTCATGTTATTCAATTAGGTGATATGTTTGATCGTCGGAAATATATCAACTTCCAATCGCTTAAGCATGGGCGCGAGTATTTGTTAGAGCCTCTCAATCAAGAATATACAACGTGGGCATTGGTTGGTAACCATGACACATACTACAAGAACACCAACGATGTCAATTCGTTAGACTTATTGTTGGATGGGTATACTAATATCAATGTTGTCAATTCACCTTTAGAGATTGATTTCGAAGATAAAAAGTTCTTACTTGTTCCTTGGATTTGTCCGGAAAATGAAAAACAATGTTTGGATGCAATAGCAACTACCGATGCTGATGTTGTTGTCGGTCATTTCGAAATTACTGGGTTTGAGATGTACCGCGGTGCTGTGTGTGATGAGGGATTAGATGTTAGTGTGTTCCGTCGTTTACCGCTAGTATTATCCGGACATTTCCACCACAAATCGTATAATAATAATATACACTATCTTGGTACGCCATATGAAATTACGTGGTCCGATTTTAATGATATAAAAGGGTTCCACATATACGATACCGATACTAATACGATGGAGTTTATACGTAATCCTTTCACGATGTTCCATAAAATACTGTATGATGATACATCAAAGACCATGGAACAAACAGTCGATATTGATTATGAGATGTATAGAGATTGTATTGTTAAGCTGATTGTGCGTAGCAAGAACAACCCAGCTTGGTTTGATATGGTAATTGATAAGTTGGAAAAATTTAATGTCGTTGACATCCAAGTTGTGGAGGACCATTTTCATTTGGATTTGGAAGCTGATGAGGATATCGTTAATGAAGCTGAGGATACCCTGACAATACTTAATAAGTATATTGACCAAACGCAATTCCAAGGTGACCGTCAACGGTTGGATACTTTGATGCGAGACCTTTACCACGAAGCCTTGAGTACTGAATGATTTATTTTAAGTGTATAAGATGGCGCAACTTTCTTAGTACGGGAAATGCGTTTACAGAAATCCAGTTCGATAAGCACAAGACTACTCTTATCGTCGGTGAGAATGGAGCGGGTAAATCTACAATGTTGGACGCATTATCGTTCGCAATGTATGGTAAGCCGTTTCGGAAGATCAATAAGAACCAATTAATCAATTCAATAAATGCAAAAGCTGCGATTGTAGAATTGGAGTTTAGTATTGGTAAGAAACAATATAAAATAATACGTGGGATCAAACCAAACGTATTTGATATTTTCTGTGATGGTGTAATGATTGATCAGAATGCCGATTCAAAAGAATATCAAACAATGCTTGAGACTCAGATTTTAAAACTAAATCAAAAGTCTTTTGCACAGATAGTTATTTTAGGTAGTGCATCTTTTATCCCCTTCATGCAACTACCTACCGCTCATCGTAGAGAGATTATTGAAGACTTGTTAGATATTGGTATCTTCTCTACGATGAACGGTCTTTTGAAAGATAAGGTTGCTCTCAATAGGATTAAGACTGGCGATGTAGATCATGCTATTCGATCTAATGGTGAGAAGATTGAGCTTTATAAAAAGCACATCGAATCGTTGCAGCGTAACACTGACGAATTGGTCAATCAAAAGAAACAACAAGTGGAGAGTTTAAAGGAGCAGATTGATGGAGCTAATCAGCAAGTCCAAACATTACAAGATGAAGTCATCTCGCACAATAACAGTATTAACGACCAAGACAAAGTACGGTCTCGGTTGGAGAAAATTAGGGACATTGCAAGACAAGTGGATCTTAAATTGGACAAGATCCGTAAAGAAGCGCAATTCTTCACTTTGCATAATGACTGTCCCACTTGCCGTCAGGGGATTGCACACGAGCACAAGAGTGAGATCCTTGCAAAAAGCAATAGCCAGATTGACGAAATCGAAGCGGGCAGAGAAAAGATCGTGGTCGAACTGGATAATATTAACAGTCGATTGGCCGAAATTAATAATGTCGCATCTACGATTTCCAACAAGAACAGGGAGGTATCCGACCTTCTCGTACAGTGCAGAACTTGGAATGGGTTCATTAAGACTATCGAGAAAGAGATCACGGACCTGACACAAAACACAACTCAGATTGATGCTAATAATGAAGAGATAGATTCTCTTAAAAAAGCATTGAGAAGTGCGATTGCTCAGAAAGAAGAGTTAGCTAAAGATAAGCAAGTATATGATATTGCTGCTGTCTTATTAAAAGATACAGGAATCAAAACAAAAATCATTAAACAGTATGTTCCTGTAATTAATAAACTAATTAACAAGTACTTGGCTGCAATGGATTTCTTTGTTAATTTTGAGTTGAATGAAGGTTTTGAAGAAACAATTAAATCGAGATTTAGAGATGAATTCACATACGACTCCTTTAGTGAAGGCGAGAAAAGCCGTATTGATTTGGCTTTGTTGTTCGCTTGGCGCGCTGTTGCTAAGTTACGTAATAGTGCAAGCACCAACCTATTGATAATGGATGAGGTATTCGATAGTTCATTAGATGTACAAGGTGGTGATGAGTTGATTAAGATTATCCAAAGTATTGTTGGTGATTCGAATGTATTTGTTATTAGCCATAAGACTGATCAGCTAATGGATAAGTTTGAAAATATGATTAAGTTTGAGAAGCATAAAAACTTTAGTAGGATATCAGCATAAGAGTTAACTCGTTTCATAAAAGGTATACGTTACAAAAAGTTGCTGAGTATGGTGACCCTCTTAACGTAGTTATATTCCAAAGGAAAGACCATGATTTTAGATATTAAGCCGTTAAGTGAAAAGTTGCTATACGAGAAGATGGCAACTTTTGATTTCAAGAATCCACCAATCAATCCAATTGAACTTGCAAATAATTTGATCGAGACGATGCATCATAATAAGGGTCTTGGTCTATCAGCTAACCAATGTGGATTGCCATATCGAGTATTTGTGTTATGGTCTGAGAAACCATTAGTATGTTTCAATCCACGTATTGTTGACCAAACATCAGAAGGCGTGCTGATGGAGGAGGGGTGTTTGTCATACCCACATCTTCATATTAAGATACGTCGACCAAAGGTGATAAAGGTTCGCTTTGCTGATGTTACTGGAGAAATACAGAACGAAACATTTGTCGGAATGACTGCTCGTTGTTTCTTGCATGAGTTGGATCATTTGGATGGAGTTGTGTTTACACGCCGTGCCATGGGACCACATCTATCAAGAGCGTTGAATCAGCAAAAGCAATTGGAACGTCAGTTCAAACGTGGAGAAGTAAGGTATAAGGAATCGGAACTTCCAATTGGTCTTTCAGATAGATTAGTGGAGAAGTTATCGAAAACTGCATTGTTGAATCCTGAGGAGAGTGAAGCACTAACAGCTCCAACAATAGATTTAACACCAACTGCTAAGACTATCTCGTTGTCTTAATACTTCATATCTAATATAATACTGCAACGATAATTAAGGAGTTATTATGGCAAAATTAAAAGTCGCGGAGCTATTTTATAGCATCCAAGGTGAGGGGAGATATATGGGTGTGCCATCTGTATTCTTGCGTGTGTTTGGTTGTAATTTTAAATGTGAGGGCTTCGGATTGCCCAAAGGAGAGATGAGCAATGAACGTTTTGCGATCGACGGAGAATCCATTAAAAACTATAGGGATCTCCCTTTGGTTACTACTGGGTGTGACTCATATGCTTCTTGGGATCCTCGTTTTAAGCATCTGTCTCCTGTTTTGGACACTAATAGTATTGCCAGTTCGATTATGGACATCCTTCCTCACAAGAAATGGGTCGACGAACATTTGGTAATTACTGGTGGTGAGCCATTATTGGGATGGCAACGAGCATATCCTGAGTTATTGAAGAACACCGATATGTTAGGTCTTAAAGAGTTGACATTTGAGACCAATGGTACACAAGAGTTAGATAAAGAGTTTGCTACTTTCTTGAAGCACTCGTTTGAGTATGATCAGTTAACATTCTCTGTTAGCCCTAAACTAAGTGTTAGTGGCGAGAAATGGGAAGAAGCAATCTGTCCTCAGGTTGTAGCTAACTATTCTAAGATCGGTTATACGTATCTAAAGTTCGTTGTTGCTTCTGAGGATGATGTTGAAGAAGCACATAAAGCTGTTAAAGAATATTATGATGCGGGATTTTATGGTCCTGTATATTTAATGCCCGTGGGCGGTGTAGAATCAGTGTATAGCCTAAACAATCGTAAGGTTGCAGAGTTGGCTATGAATAATGGTTGGCGCTATTCAGATCGTCTGCAAGTGCCGTTGTTCAAAAATGAATGGGGTACTTAACGCATTCATAAATATTTCTTTCAGCGGCCTTTGGCTTCATCCCGCTTTACAAACTCTGCCAGCCTATGCTATAATTTAACATAGGAGAAACAGCATGACAACATTAAATCCCGTAGTTTACAAATACACCAGTACCAAAGAATACCACGACGCATTCCCTTGTGCGTATAGACAATGGCGAGCTGACAGTCATTGTAACTTGATTCATGGTTATAGTTTTAGTATGAAGTTCTACTTCGGTACTGATCATTTAGATGTGCGTAATTGGGCCGCAGACTATGGTGGTCTTAAAGAACTAAAGAAGATATTAGAAGATCAGTTCGACCATACATTGATTGTTGCGCAAGATGATCCGGAAATCGAGACGTTCAAACTACTACAAGAAAAAAATATGGCTAAGATAGTAGTGTTACCTAAATTGGGTTGTGAAGGTCTTGCCGATCAATTGTACAAGTATGTTAATGGCGTTTATATACCTGACTATTGGGGTCCATCAGAAGCTGATCGTCTTTGGTGCTATCGTGTAGAAGTTCGGGAGACGCAAGCCAATATGGCTTTTCGCGAAGGTCATCGTGAATGGAATGAGGATCTATTCGAATGATTGGTGTATTCTTAGCTGTATTATTGATGACGCACATTACAATAACATGCGTCACGTTATACTTGCATAGATCGCAATCACATAGAGCGGTTACGTTTCATCCAATCGTTGCGCATTTTATGCGCTTCTGGTTGTGGTTGACTACTGGTATGGTCACGAAGGAGTGGGTTGCAATTCATCGTAAACATCATCAAAAAAGTGATACACCAGGAGATCCACACAGTCCACAGTTGTTTGGCATTTGGCGTGTATTGTTTGGAGGAGCATTTCTGTATGTTCAAGCAAAGCAAGATAAAGATATGGTTGATTCACTTAGTCATGGTACTCCTACTGATTGGATGGAGCTTCACATATACAGTGCTAGACCTGCCCTTGGCATTAGCATTCTCCTTTTGCTCAACACCTTAATATTTGGGTGGTGGGGTATTTTGATCTGGGGCGTACAAATGATATGGATTCCATTTTGGGCTGCGGGCGTTATCAACGGCTTAGCTCATTGGTGGGGTTATCGTAATTATGACACAAAAGATACAAGTCGCAATCTGACTCCGTGGGGGATATGGATTGGCGGTGAAGAGCTCCATAACAACCATCATGGGGATGCGGCAAATCCAAAATTCAGCCGTAAACCATATGAGGTTGATGTTGGTTGGATATACATTAATATACTGGAAAGGATAGGGCTAGCAACAGTCCGCAACGTACATTAATATGACATTTAAACAGTTTGGTTGGGTACCTGATGGTACCTATGATTATGAAGAGTATCAGGTTCGCTATGTTATTGTTGAAGGTAATGCTAAAACAGTGATATCGAAGATGTGGGTTGATCAAGGAGGACCTCCAACATTACCCGAGGAATTGAGGCAGCCATGGGGTACGTTCCCAGACTTCCCATTGAAACCACCTAAGAAGACGGAGCAGAAATGATTGCAGAAGCATTTGATGAGAACAAAAAGAGTGATAAGAAAACTGACGAAGGTCGTTATCTTTCTACAGTAGTACGTGACCGCTTGAAGGAGGCTAATAAGCGCTTCAATGCTAATGACAACATTTCAGAGTTTCTGAAGGAGGATGAGATTCCCGTGTTGGTTGATGAAGTCACAGAGAAGTTTCAAGGTGTATTGGAATCTTTGATTATTGATACAGAGAATGATCCTAATTCACATGATACAGCTCGCCGCTTGGCTAAGATGTATGTGTATGAATTAATGGCTGGCCGATATGAGAAGCCACCAAAAGTCACAGCCTTCCCTAATGAAGGTAAAGAGCGATTCGAGGGTATGCTAGTCGTACGCGCCGAATTGATCTCTATGTGTTCACACCACCACCAACCTGTTAAGGGTACTGCCATTATTGGTATTATTCCAACAGGAGAAGTAATTGGGTTGTCTAAGTACGCTCGTATTGCTCAGTGGTGTGCTCGTCGCGGTACGTTGCAAGAAGACCTGGCTAACCAAATTGCTAAGGAAATTATGACTGCAACAGATACAGAGAATTGTGCTGTATACATCCAAGCTACTCATGGTTGCATGGAGAACCGCGGGGTAATGGCTCATTCGAGCCTAACTCAGACCACAGTTGTACATGGTCTGTTCCACAACGATTCAGTCAAATCTGAGTTTATGTCTCATGTTAAACTACAGTTTGTATCATGTCGTTGACTTATTACATTATATAATGTATAGTGAGTGTTCTGGTCTAGCCAGTGTTTAATTTTTTATAGAAAGTGATTTTATTATGACACAGAAAAAACGTATCCTCTCTTCTTTGCAATCAGGTAACGAGTTTACAGCAAAGCAAATCAGTGCTATGTTCCAAGTTGGCTCACCAACCAAGGTGATCTCCGAATTGCGTCGTGATGGTTATGCCATCTACTTGAACAAGCGTACTGATACAAAAGGCCGCGTAACTCACAAGTACCGTTTGGGTACTCCTAGCCGCCGTATGGTTGCTTTGGCAGCCGCTGTAGCTGGTGCTGACGTTTTCGCTTAAGCATTAATGCCTTTGTGAAAATTTAAAGTTGGGGGAGCTCTATGCTCCCCTTTTCTTTGTTTAAATTAAATTATATTATGATTGTAACTACTTACGAACTTGGTGATATTGCTAATGGGGGATTTGAAAAGTCCAAACTAGCAGAAGAAGCTCTATTAAGTTTGATTGCGCGCAAAAGAAAAACAACATACAGTGTAGATTTAACTGAAGGAAAGAACACCAATTGGGATGGGATGTTGGGTAAACATCATGTCGAGATTAAGTTTTCAGCTAAGACGTTTAAAGGAGATAAGAGGTTGTCCAACTTCTTTGAGACGCACTATAAGAGCGGACTACCCTCTGCTTTATTGTTGACTCAAGCAGAAAAATATATTACAGTATCACCAGGCTGGTCGAACAAGTATCAAATGTTAACTGGTAAGGTGAGAATGTGGAATGTTTCAGACTTAGTAAACTCTATCAATAATCCATTTCAACTTGAAGATTTTGATTATGGAGAGAAGGGATTCTTTATTCCAAACAAGTCTGAATTTGTAAAGCATGATTGGATTGGGGATGTGTTCTTCGATCAAGCAAAATGTAGTTACGATTTATCGAAATGGATATAAAATGGATTCAAGTATTGTAAAAGGCACAGGCTCTGGTAGGATTATTCATATGAAATCTTATATATGGGTTACCTTTCAGAAAGAAGGTATACACAAATATCCAGCAGCTGCCACAGACCCTAAATTAGCAACCGGGGATTGGCTCGATGTTAGTTTCTTAGGTACGCCTCATCGTCACATTTTTCATTTTAGGGTGGAGATGGAAGTGTTCCATGATGATAGGGATGTTGAATTTATTCAAGCAAAGCGCATTATGGAACGTTGGTATGCAGACGGAACATTGCAGCTAGATTACAAATCTTGTGAAATGATGGCAAAGGATTTGCATAACAAATGCATCAGTATGTGGCCAGATAGAGATTATGTAATTGAAGTGTCAGAAGATGGCGAAAATGGATGCAGGTTATATTTTACAGGAGTATGATATGAAATATATTGATAGAACGAGTTTGAATCCAATTAATTTTTGTCACATCTCCCCTACGCCATACCTACAAGAGTTTACATCTGATAATGGGGCTCATCTACTTTTAGCTCATTTAGTTGAAGAAGATGAGAAGTATGCAGAGTTTTATGCTGGATTGGCTGACGGTAAGTTGAAGATTATGGACAACTCAGCATTTGAGATGTTTAAGCAAGGTCGACCAATGTACGAGTCGAGCAAGTTGATCAGTATGGCTAAGAAATGTAATGCTGATGTAATTGTTATGTCAGATTATCCGAAAGAGGATTGGCGTAAGACTCGAGACGCCGCGTTGCGCATGGCGGATGATATTAAGAGTGCTGGCTTTGGTACCTTTTATGTACCACAATCGGAAATTGGAGATATAGAGGGTGTTACTGATTCTTTTAAGTGGGCTCTTCTCTCGCACGATTTAATTGACCTCATTGGTGTATCTATCCTTACATGCCCAATTGCGTTTAGTGTGAACGAGACAAAGCATGAGAATAGTGGTAGTAATCAATCCCGTCGTAGCGATGCATACAAGTTGCAGCGATTCTTGTCTCGTTGGAGAATGTTCTCTCATCTGAAAGAACAAGGTGTACTGGGTCCGTATGCGTGGAAGAGATTTCATTGCTTAGGGATGACCGATGGTCCAAATGAGATTCGATTGTTGAAGGATGCTGGATTTGCTGATTATATCTATTCGTGGGACTCATCAGCAGCTGTATGGGCAGGATTGAACGGGATTGAGTTTGATAATTCTCCATCTGGATTACATGATGGGAAATTTGAATTAGAGGTTGACTTTAACCATTCAAGTGCATTACAATTGGATGATAAAGATTCAGCATTTAAGTTAGTCCGTTCGAACATAGAATACATTAATAGATTATGTCACTTAAAGTAATTGCTATTACTGGGCCGAAGGGTAGTGGTAAAGATACCATCGGCCAAATAATCAAAGAGAATTACACTGATGTTGAAACAATAGCATTCGCTGATCCGATTAAAAAAGAGATACAACATATCTTCCAATTAGATCTAGGAAGTAATGAAGATTATGATCGGTTCAAGAGATCCAATCTCACCGCACACTCTACATTTAGAGATACTGACGTTCCAACGACATGGAAGAACATATCGGGGCGTCATGTAGTTCGCGAGATTGGTATGCTGATGCGACGATATGATGAGAAGCAGTTCGCAGCCTATGTTAAACAAAAAATACAAGAACAACCCAATAAGATATGGGTTGTAACGGATCTGCGGTTTGATAATGAGTACACAATGTTAAAGGATATTGGTGCTAAGTTTGTGAAAATCAAGCGGCCGGCATATACATATGATGGGCACATCACGGAACGTGAGTTTAATGATTCGCAAGTTGATCGTATAATAATGAATGACAACTCTTTAGAATATTTGCGAATTCGTATTGAAGTTGTTATGAAGAACATTATGAAGGAGTGGGAATGAAACATATTATGGGTCCACATTCTAAGTCTACACTTACGAATGTACAACCAGACGATATCCAACCAAACGCAGTTGATCTAAGACTCGATAAAGTCTTTGCGATTGACCACACTAACACGTTCGAGATATCAGAGGAATCGAAAAAGCATAGAGGAACTGCACTTGAACTTGAGCCAGACTGGCAAGACTATTTTGTTTTGATGCCAGGCCACTATGAAGTAATAATGGAAAACATTATTAATGTTGGCGAAGGTGAGGCTGGATGGGTAATCACTCGATCTACGCTAAACCGTAATGGTTTATTCCTTACGAGCGGTTTGTATGACACTGGGTATCATGGTGTTATGGCTGGAGTGTTGCATGTTACTATAGGACCTGCAAGAATTAAAAAAGGAACGCGCATCGGTCAGTATCTGAGCTTCAATGCAGAGTCGTTGAAAAAATATGATGGTGATTATGGTGTGAATAAAGAGCATGATAAAAAATATGGAGTCAAATAATGGAAATTAAAGCGGAGATTGCCGACCTACAAAAGAAGAAACTATTCTTAGCTGCACCAATGTATGGTGGGCAGTGTGCAGGAATGTTTACACGATCCGTATCCGATCTGTCGGCTTTGTGTGCAAGATATAATATTCCATTACAGTTGTACTTCTTGTTCAACGAGTCATTGATTACTCGAGCTCGTAATTATTGTGTCGATGAGTTCATGCGAAGTGGTGCAACCCATCTAATGTTCATTGACTCGGACATTGGCTTCAATCCCAATGATGTATTGGCCTTGTTGTCGCTTATGACTGACGATAGTCCATATGATGTGATGGGTGGTCCGTATCCTAAGAAGTGCATTTCTTGGGAGAAGATTAAAATGGCAGTCGACAAAGGCGTAGCTGATGAAGATCCAAATGTATTGGACCGATTTGTTGGTGACTATGTGTTTAATCCTAAAGGAAATGTCAGCCAGATCCCTCTCGGTGAGCCAGTTGAGGTGATGGAGATTGGTACTGGGTTTATGATGGTCCGTCGTAAAACATTCGAAGATTATGAGAAAGCATTTCCACATCTTCACTATAAGCCCGATCACATTCGTACTGAGCATTTTGATGGTACACGGGAAATTATGGCATACTTCGATTGTGTAATCGATCGTGGTTATGGGTATGAGAACCTCCATCAATTGTTAGCTGATGTTGCTGCTGGTAAGGGCGCAGAGCTGCAAGAGATTGCTAAGAAAATGATTAGTGGGGAAAAGACTGCATCTAAGCGTTATTTGTCAGAAGATTATATGTTCTGTTATAATGTTCAACGAATGGGCGGTCGTGTGTGGTTCTGTCCTTGGATGCAATTACAGCACGTTGGAAGTTATGTGTTTGCTGGTAGCTTAGCTGACCTTGCTTCAATCGGTGCATCAGCTACAGCAGATGCAAGTAAAATTGGCGGTAAAAAGAAAAAGTGAGATAGTATATGAAATTTGAAAATCGTACAATTACGATATTGAAGAATTTTGCTAGTATTAATCCCTCGATTATGTTTAAGCCTGGAACTTCTTTGAGGACAATGAGTCCTCAGAGTACGGTCCTAGCTCAAGCGACTATATCTGAGACAATACCAAGTAGTTTTGCAATATATGATTTGAGCCGCTTTCTTGGGGTAATGAGTCTATTCGATTCTCCATCGATAAATTGCCTTGAGAAATATGCTGAGATTAGCGATGGCCATCAAAAGGTGAATTATACATTTGCTGATCCACAAATGATTGCGTTACCGATGGATAAGAATCCAACAGTATCGCCTGACATACAATTTAAATTAACAAGCGATTCTTTGAATAAAGTATTGAAAGCAATGGGAGTGTTGAGTATGCCTGAACTAGCTGTTGCTGGGAATGGTACTAACATCACTGTACAAGCTATTGATTCGCGTAACACTACTGGAGACAGCTTTGCTCTTAATGTGGGGACTACACCACACACATTTAGGATGATCTTTAGAGCCGAGAACATGAAGTTGATTCAAGCTGATTATGATGTTACAATAGCATTCAAGGGTGTAGCACATTTCAAGTGCGACGATATTGAATACTGGATTGCTACTGAAGCCAACTCTACACAAGGAAATAAATGAAACCGACCAGCTCGTTTAGAATATCGAAACAAACAAAGCGGTATATGGCTTTGTTGAAGTTTGCCAATCAACATGATCGTGGTGAGTTTAAACGATCCTCAATCCAAGCACAGTTAGCATCTGAGCAAGCTAGTCGCTCGAAGATGGATAAGAACTTTAAAGACTATAAAGAAGATTAATATGGGTGAGCAGCTGCCTATTGACGTTGAAGATCTAATTGCTGAATTAGAAGAAGCCGTCATACTTCTCCAAAGCCGACCAGGTAATGATGAAGTAGTAGATCAGTTACGCAGACAAATACAAAGCCTAAAAGATAAAGTGAAATAATATATTATGAGAGAAGACTTTCTGTGGTGTGAGAAGTACAGACCTAGAGTAGTTGCGGATACGGTTCTTCCGTCGGAGTTAAAATCTACATTCCAACAGTTCGTAAACGATAAAGCGATTCCCAATCTATTATTAACTGGTCGAGCTGGTACAGGTAAGACTACTGTTGCTCGAGCAATGTTAGAGGAATTGGGATGTGATTATATTATCATTAACGGTAGTCTAAATGGTAATATTGATACACTTCGTAACGATATTCAACAGTTTGCTTCGAGCATGTCGTTGGCTGGCGGACGTAAGTATGTTATTTTAGATGAAGCAGATTATCTGAATGCAAATTCAACACAACCAGCTCTCCGTAACTTTATGGAAGAGTTCTCGAAGAATTGTGGCTTCATTCTTACTTGCAACTATCCGAATCGAATCATTAAAGAGTTACATAGTCGTTGTAGTGTAATAAACTTCAAGATAGCAAATACTGAAAAGCCTAAGCTAGCAGCGAAGTTCTTCAAGCGTGTATCCGACATACTACTGAGCGAACAAGTAGCGTTTGAGCCTAAGGCTGTTGCTGGCATTGTTGAGAAGCATTTCCCTGATTTTAGACGCACTCTAAACGAATTACAAAGGTATAGCGCTACAGGCTCAATCGATGTTGGTATACTCGCTAACGTACAAGAACAATCAATCAAACAATTGATAGAGCATATGAAGGTAAAGGACTTCACTAGTGTGCGTAAGTGGGTCGTTGATAATATCGATATGGAACCGAATGTATTGTATAGGCAGTTTTATGATACGTCCTATGATTATTTTACTACATCAAGTGTTCCGCAACTAGTATTGATATTAGCTCAGTATCAATATAAGCAAGCGTTTGTTGTCGATAGCGAGATCAATATTGTTGCTTGTTTGACTGAGATTATGGTAGAGTGTGAGTTTAAATGAAAACGAAGATTCATGTTAACCAAGCCTATATTAGACACAATCGTAAGGTAGAGTCTGCAGACCGTGTACCAGTCTTTACAGTAAAGACAGGTAAGTCCAATGTATATGCAGATGGTGTAACGATCACTGGACCAAGTAAGGTTGTGTATTCACCAGATAAGCCTCTCAGTTGTGGTGCTAGGGTTTGGATTGAGACTGAGAGTGAAATATTGCTGGACAATCCACAGGAGTATAAAGATGTCAAAATTAAATAGACCACAACGAATTTTAATTATGGGGTTACCTGGGTCAGGTAAGACGTACTTAGCGCAGTATGTATTGGGGCATTTACAGTCTGCTTATAGAAATATATCAGATACATCTTTACGACCTTTGCATGATGCTGTAGTCAAGGTTGGATGGTTGAATGCAGATGATATTCGTAAACAGTATAATGATTGGGATTTCAGTCACGAGGGACGCATTCGTCAAAGTATCCGTATGCGCGAGTTAGCAGATTCCATGACAGATATGGATTATGTAATTTGTGATTTTGTTGCACCTCTAGTTGAGATGCGTAACAATTTTAAAGCAGATTGGACTATCTGGGTCGATACGATCGAAAAGGGACGATTTGAAGACACTAACAAAGCATTCATACCACCTGAAGTGTATGACTTTAGAATAACAGAGCAGAATGCAGAGACATGGGGAGATTTTATTGCTCACCACATCCTAGGTAATATCAGACGACCTGTATTCGATTGGAAGAAAGAAACTGTACAAATGCTCGGTCGATGGCAACCATGGCATGCTGGCCACAGAGCATTATTTGAGCGTGCAATTCAAAAGACTGGCCAAGTTGTTATACAGATACGAGATTGTCAGGGGTGGCAAGGTACTAATCCATTTGCGATTGAGCAAGTAAAGAATTTCATCAAACGGGACCTCGATCCTATATATCAAGGCAAGTATGAAATACAAGTTGTTCCTAATATTACTAATATTACTTATGGTCGGGATGTCGGTTATGCTTTCGAGCAAGAGTTCTTCGACGAATCGATTACCAATATCTCTGCGACGGCTATGAGACGGAGTATGGGCCTCGAGGAATAGGTTGTGGGGTGGAGATTGTGGGCTAAGGCGTTAGGTGAGAAGGCCGGCTCAAATAATAAAGAGGCTGATCGTATTGCAATTATACGAACGGGTATAGTATTATGTTATGTTATTACCAACTGCTTCATTGTGGCTGGCGTTATAAGGCACTGGTAATGTTGGATATATTTAAACCTACTTTTGAATGGATAAGACATGATTATCGGACTCATTCAATACGTTTTTGTGTTGAGCTGCTTGCTTGGACTATTAGTATTGGTTGCTCGATCACCATGGCAACAACCGTCCCTAATCCTCCTCTTGTTATATTATATCCTATCTGGATTAGTGGCTGTGCTATGTATGCATGGGCTGCTTACACTCGCAAAAGCTTTGGGATGTTGGCTAACTATCTACTGTTAGTGACAATCGATATGGTGGGGTTAATTAGGATGATTACATGAACCCATTTGATTATGTGAATGCAATAAATAAAACCAAGAAAGACTTGATGACGGGAGGAGAAGATGATCAACAAGCTGAAAAAGATTATGTTCCATTTGTGGTTAATCGGTCTCTCTCTTACTTTCCTGATACGTTAATGTATGTAAACGAGATCAACCAATACCCAGATCTCGATAAAAAGCTACAATTCCACTTCCTGCTAAATAGTATTCGATCAGGAAAACGTTTTTCTAAATGGGTAAAAAAAGAAGATAGTGCTGATTTGTTGGCAGTGATGCAATACTATGGGTATGGTGTCGATAAAGCGAAACAAGCACTACCACTATTATCTAACGAACAACTGTCCATTATAAAAACTATAATAACAAGTGGAGTTGAACATGACAAATATACTTGACTCGTTAGTCGAGGTGAAGCTTGCAAATGAAGATGATTTTTTAAAAGTACGCGAGACGTTAACAAGAATAGGTGTAGCATCAAAAAAGGACCAGATTTTATTTCAATCTTGTCACATCCTACATAAACAAGGTCGGTACTATATTGTTCATTTTAAAGAGTTGTTTGCACTTGATGGTAAACCGACAAATATAACTGAAGATGATATTTCTAGACGAAATACTATTGCCAATTTGATTGCTGAGTGGGGTTTAGTGGAGTTGGTGGATACCAATAAGACAATGGAATCGACCTCACCATTATCCCAGATAAAGGTACTTCCGTTCAAAGAAAAGAATGAATGGGAATTGATTGCAAAATACAACATCGGTCATAAAAAATAGTTGACTGAGTTGCCTGAAGGAGAGATAATAATATAATGGTTACAGGCAAATGGCATAAGCGTTTTTATGAATTAGCACTGCACGTAGCGCAGTGGTCAAAGGATCCAAATACTAAAGTTGGAGCATGCATTGTTAATGCAGACAGACAAGTTATTAGTATAGGATTCAATGGGCTTCCAAGGGGGATATTTGATTTTCAGTCTCGATACGCAAACAAGGAAACCAAGTACTTGTATGTTGTTCATGCTGAAAGAAATGCTCTAGATAATGCTTTTTGCAATGTCGATGGGGCGATAATGTATACCACGTTATTTCCTTGCAATGAGTGTGCTAAAGGAATAATTCAAAAAGGAATTAAAACTGTAGTTACACCAAAACCTGATGAAACGAGAACACACAATCATTATGCTGTTACTTTACAGATGTTTAAAGAAGCCGAAATGAATGTTTTGTTCGTTGATATTTATACAGATCAAGAAGGTGTTTAGCAAAGTTTGACCTCAACCAAACTTATTCTTTCAATTAAGGAGTTTAAATGAAGAAAACCGCAATCGCAACATTAGTTGCATTATCTGCTGCAGCATATGCTGCTGATTATGTTACCGTCGATATCGACCACGTGAAGAGCAAACAAGGCTATGCAGACAGCACAGCTCAGTATGTTCGTGCAGGCAAGGAAGTCGGTGGTATCCAATTGGGTTTGCAGAGCCGCACAAGCGTTTCATCGAATGGTGGAATGTATAACAGCTTGGAAACTACTGCTGGTAAGTCTATCGGTGGGTTTACACCTTTCGTTGGTGTAGGATTCGACAATGGTGCTAATGGCGCTAAGAATAGCGACTACCGTTATAGTTTGATTGGTGCAACAACTGGTTTACCAGTTGGTCCAGGTTATGCCTTGGTGGGCGCCAAGACACGTGTTAGTAGCACAGAAGCTAACATGACACATCAAACTGTTGCATTTGGTACATACTCTGTTCCAGTCGCAAAGGGCGTTGCTGTTAATTTTAACTTGAGCAAGTCATACCAAGACATTAAAGAGAACGCTTATGGTTTAGGCGTTGGTTTTAGTTTCTAAGATATAAACTATGTTTAACAATCTTTTGGATAAAGTATTATCTGGTGTTGATCGTTCATTAGCCTATAAGATAATGGCGTTTCATGTATTTGTTATTGCTCTTAGCAACTGGCTAGTTCAATTCAAATTTGAAATACTCGGTTATCCTTTGGCAGCAGCGGCGTTCACATTTCCGTTGGTTGTTGTTGCTACTGACTTGACTGTTCGCCTTTTAGGTAAACAGTTGGGTCGTGCAGTGATTGGCTTAGCGTTTATTCCAGCAATTGTTGTTAGCATTCTTGTGGTGCTAGCGGGTGGTGCTCCTGAATCGGTAGCATTCCGTATTGGATTAGGTTCTGGTACAGCATACTTTGTTAGCAATTTACTTGATGTGTATGTATTCCAATACTTCCGTGAGAAGTACCCTCAGTGGTGGATCGCACCTACATTAAGTTCAGTTGTGTCTACATTCTTTGATACGTATGTTTTCTTCTTCACAGCATTTGCTGGAGGTAAAGACGAATTCATGTCAAATAATTGGCACATCGTTGCAACAAACCAAAGTATTACTAAGATTGTTGTTAGTTTATTAGTAATATTGCCGGCATATGGTGTCTTGTTGAATTATTTGCAAAATAAATTAGACGAGGCAAAGCAGGGGACATAGAGACTAAAAATAGTCACTCAATGAACCCTGGACTCGAAAGACTCCAGGGTTTTTTGTTTATGGGTTAGTAATAGCTAGTTGCTGGAATATGTAAACAGAGGTATACTGGGCGCAGTTCAAAAGAATCCCGTTACTACTTCCGTTAAAGTAGCGTTTGATTAACGATAGAGATCCGGTGGCAGAAAACCGTTAGCGAGTGTAACCCACTCAGACTCTGATAGGCAGAATCCCAACTGCACACAGGTACCGGATAAATGGGATGGACAGGGTAACAACTCATGTAGGGGCGAAGATGGAAAGACGTAGCCTACACCATTTGTTTAGTGCTATCAGGGTATCGTGTGCAGACGTGTATACTATGCGGGCCTAACTGTGCGAGGAACAGGTCCTGATATAACCGCTATTCGCTTGTCAGATTTAGCTAATTTGTTGACAAATAGGCGCGATAGCACTAAATAAATGGTTCATATAGAAACACACTAACATCTAGCGCTGGATGTCCTTTTGGTGGAGGAAATTTACCTGTATACGGGGAAAAACCATTAGTGTGTTTCTATATGGAGAATGAGAAGCATTGGCGACTTCAGGAGACTGTAAATCTTCCACCTCAGGTATACGGGGTTCGAATCCCTGATTCTCCACCAATTTGGTCTCATAGTATAATGGTTAGTATAGCGGCTTGTCACGCCGTTGATAGGAGTTCGAATCTCTCACGGGACGCCAAAAAAGTATTGTCTTGCAATTTTATATGTAGTATAATAGTAGTTCTGAAATCCTCTATGAGTCTTGTGTCGATTCGCAAGCATGGGGTATTGGGGAGTTACCAGTTACGTCTGGAATCCCCACGTAAGGGGTATCGTTGGGAGAATGATACTGTAGAGATGCGTTGGGTGGGGGCTTCCTCTGCACTTTGGTCGGTTCGTCTATCGGTTAGGACACTGCCCTTTCACGGCAGTAAGGCTGGGTTCGATTCCCGCACCGACTACCATTAGTTTTGCTGATTGTAAGCCATGGGCTTGATCACGCCTGAGTAACTATGTACATAAACGGTACGTCTAGCTAGCAATTCCGTTGAGCATAGCAAATAGTGCAGTCAGCAAAACTAATGGAAATTTTTGGAGGCATTGTAGATATGGCGTGTTCTGCAGCGGACTGTAAATCCGTTCCCTCGTGGTAAACATTGTTGGTTCGACTCCAACTGCCTCCACCAATAAAAGTCCTTGAGGATAGATCAAGGCAGATTAATCACCGAAAGGTTTGATTAGCAGCAGGTGGAAGCCCTGCACCAATTTGGTTTCAAAGTGTTCATGGACGCACGCATGCCTGTCACGCATGAAGAAGGGGATCGTTACCCCTTGAGACCGCCAGAACAAATGGAAATGTTTGCGAAAGCTGTACCTCTTTCCCAACGGTTGTAAGTGACGATGGGTAGTATCGGAACTTTCAAGTTTATATTCCACAGTAGCACAGCGGTAGTGCAGTTGACTGTTAATCAATTGGTCGTAGGTTCGATCCCTGCCTGTGGAGCCACCTTTAAGGAGAAGTATATGCCTTGGGACAATGAAGAAGATTGGAAAGCAGTTGCTGAAGCACTATCCGCTGAAAAGAAAGAGCGTGAAGCTGAGCATGAAAAACGCATTCAAGATTTGATTAAATTTTATGAAGATCGAATTGATCACTTGGATACAATGCTTGAAAGATCTATGGAAATGAATAAAACTCTGATCAACAAAATTGGGAGTGAGTGATGAAAGTTTGGATTGGAAAACCTCGCAACTGGTTTGGACCATATCAGTTAGCTGAAAAGCTGATGTTCTGGGTTCCAAAAGAAAAAGATGAATTTGGATTTGAGCATCCTGCTGATCGTGTTCATAATTTTGGTGAATGGTTAGCGCATGGTAGTGTAGAACCAGAACCACAGGTTGGCGATATCACTAAATGGGATAGAGATCGCCATGAAACGTGGTTGTATAAGTTTCTGCTTTGGATTGATAAACAAAAAGAGAAACTGCCAAGAAAGTATGTAAAGATTGATTACTGGGATACTTGGAGTATGGATCATACTCTTGGTGAAATTATCTTACCAATTCATACGCAGTCGGTCGATGGCTCGATTCCATCCATCACCACCAAAATTCGGAGTATAGCGCAGTCTGGCTAGCGCATCTGGTTTGGGACCAGAGGGTCCAAGGTTCGAATCCTTGTACTCCGACCAATTAGCCGACTTAGCACAGTGGTAGTGCAATCGCCTTGTAAGCGATAGGTCATCAGTTCGAATCCGATAGTCGGCACCAAGTTTTGTGGTAAGGAAAGTAAAAGGAGATTTAAAATCTATGGTTGATTGGGTTGTTACGTTTCTTGCATTATTTTTTACAGATTTGTTTTATACACATTATTTGAAATCTGTAGAACATGATAAACCATTGCTGGCCAGCTCATGGGCAGTAATCGTGTTTGTTGTCGCAAGTACAGCCGTAATCAACTATACTACAGATCACTGGTTGCTGATACCAGCCGGTATCGGAGCTTTTTGTGGTACGTTTATAGGAATGAAATTAAGAAAGAAAAAGATTACTCCTCGATAGCTCAGTTGGTTAGAGCAGTGGACTCATAATCCATTGGTCCTTGGTTCAAATCCAAGTCGAGGAACCAATTATTGGCCTATAGCTCAGTTGGTAGAGCACTTGACTGTTAATCAAGGTGTCCCTGGTTCGAGCCCAGGTTGGCCAGCCAAAAAAAGTGTGGAGGTTTAGTCCCGTAACGGTGTCGGGGGCAGACTGTAAATCTGTTAGCTTTGTCTCTTCTCTGTTCGAATCGGAGAGCCTCCACCATATGCCTCGTTCGTCTAATGGTAGGGCCGTGTGTTTACACGGCGCAGACGGCAGTTCGATTCCGTCACAAGGTACAATTGACATTGATATATAAATTGCGTATAATACATGAATTAGATACTGCAACGGTGGCAGAGAGGCCCAATGCATGGGATTGCAAATCCCAAAAGCCGCTGGTTCGAATCCAGCCCGTTGCTCCAAAACCAGATATGTGCTCCGTTCGTCTATCGGTTAGGACACTCGCCTTTCACGCGGGTAAGGAGGGGTTCGATTCCCCCACGGAGTACCAAATTTTAATTAGGAGATATGTTTATGGACATGGATCAATCAGCAACATTCCTTGCAGCGTCGATTCTTACTATGCTCGGTTTCATTGTTATTTGCATAGGTATTGTTGTTATTAATAATATTCTTAGTAAGTATTGGAAACCAATAACATGGGGTGGCGCGTTTGATGTATTTCATATACCTCAGCGGTTTGCAGAACCGCATGAGGTTGAAAAGATTAATGAACCAACTCTGAAAAAGAGTAGATCACTTAAATCTTAAATTTAATTGGATCTGTGGTGGAAGTGGGTCGAGTTTGAATTCTACTTTTGGTTTTTGATGTAAGGGATCGAGAGCCCATGTCCCAGTCGTCCAAGATGATTTGGGCTCGTATGTTTGTTTGCTGAATTGATAGAGAAGTTTTAAATTCTCTGTATCGTGATCGAATGCTGACATTTTTTATATAAGTTTGTAATAATATTTATTCGAATGGTGTTCATTGTGCTAAATATTTTAGCCAAATTTAACTCCTAAGAACATCATGCTACATATTATAAAATCATTAACTGACCCGCTAATTGAATATATTAAAGACGACCCTGTACGTCCGGAGATTCCTGCCGATTGGAGAATATCCTCTAGCAGAGAAGTGTTTGTTCTTCTTGGTGAGAACAATCAACCAACAGCAATTGTATGTGTTGCCTATTGTAGGGATGTGCCAGATAGTGTAGAGACGCTATACCAAGATGTAGGAGTTGACCCTAACATTGCAGTGTTCTATACTATATGGAGTTATACACCTGGTGCTGGTCGGGATTTACTCATCAAGTCTCGCCAATATCTCGGTGACAACTACTCACATATTAATAGGTACATTACATTGAGTCCTACAACTGAAATGGCAAGACGATTCCATCTTAAAAATGGAGCTAGTGTGTTCAGGACAAATACGAACACGGTAAATTATCAATATGCGTAATGTAATTATTAGATTTTCTCGGAAACATTGATGCCAGCTATATTCCTTGTAAGCGATACACACTTTGGTCATACTGGTGTGTGTAGGTTCACCCGTAATGATGGTGTTACTAAACTCCGTCCATGGGATAATGCTGATGAGATGGATGAGGAAATGGTAAAGCGTTGGAATGAAACAGTCCGACCAAAAGACAAAGTATATCACCTTGGTGATGTTGTGATCAACCGCAAAGCTTTGGGTATTATGCGTAGGCTCAATGGCGATAAAGTATTGATTCGTGGTAATCACGACATCTTTAGAGATGATGAGTATCGGGAACACTTCCGTGAACTTCGTGCATACCATGTATTGAACGGAATGATATTGAGTCACATCCCTATACATCCGGAAAGTCTTGGTCGCTTCGGTACAAATATCCACGGACATCTTCATGCAAATCGTGTGATGGCTGAAATATGGGGCAAATGGGAAATTGATCCTCGTTATCATTGTGTTTGTGTTGAACATACAGATTACAGGCCAATTCTATTTGAAGATGTTATCAAACGAATCAAAGAAGAAGGTGGTGAAGTTGGTATGAAAGACCGCGAAGCCGTATATGGTCCAGACTAAATATTTGTAGGAGGATATCATGGCATATTCAGATAAAGTTGTTGATCACTACGAGAACCCACGTAATGTGGGTTCATTTTCTAAAGATGAAGAAGGTATAGGCACAGGCATGGTAGGAGCGCCCGCTTGTGGTGATGTAATGAAATTACAAATAAAAGTACAAGACGGGATCATTACAGATGCAAGATTCAAAACATACGGTTGTGGGTCAGCCATTGCCAGCAGTAGCCTCGTTACAGAATGGGTCAAAGGTCGAACACTTGAGGAAGCAGGATCCATACGTAATAGCGAGATTGCTGAAGAACTTGCTCTCCCCCCAGTCAAAATCCATTGTTCAATCCTCGCCGAAGACGCCATCAAAGCCGCAGTAGCGGATTATAAAAGAAAGGCTGCTCTAACATGCTAACAATTACCGAATCGGCAGTAGCAAAAATTCAAGAAATTATTGCAGAAGAAAATGAACCCGGATTGAAGGTTCGTGTGTATGTTGAAGGTGGCGGCTGTTCAGGATTTCAATATGGATTCATGTTGGAAGATGTACAGAATGAAGATGATTTTGAAATTAATGGTGCACCAGTTGTAGCAGATGCATTGAGTATGCAATACTTAACTGGAGCAACAATCGATTACACTGATGATTTGACTGGTAGTCAATTTAAAATTATCAATCCAAATGCACAGACGACCTGTGGATGTGGATCATCTTTTAGTGTATGATTGAGATAACACCACAAGCAGCAAAAAGAATATCCAACCATCTAGTAAAGCGTGGCAAAGGAATAGGTGTACGAGTTGGCGTTCGTACTACTGGTTGTTCTGGAATGGCATATGTATTAGAATATGTTGATCAGGTAAATGTTGAGGATAATGTATTTAATACTAATGAAGTATCGGTTATTGTTGATCCTAAAAGTTTATTATACTTGAAAGGAATGACAATCGACTATGCTAGAAACGGATTGAATGAGGGGTTTGAGTTCAAGAATCCTAACGAGCGTGATAGATGTGGATGTGGTGAGAGTTTTAGACCAGTTTGAATAGGGATGATATATGTCAGGAAAAGGAAGTGCTCCTAGACCATATAGTGTAGATAAAAACACATATGATAATAATTGGGAGAGAGTTTTCGGTAAAAAAAGTAAAGAAGACAATACCAATACGACTAAAGACGAATATTATGATGTGTTGACTACCGAGGAAGCTTTGTCAGATGAACGTGAGGATTGATGAGTAATTTTAGATTTATTGAACGTAATGTTGACGTCAGTAAGATTATCAAACAAATTAATGATAATCCTGAAGACTGGCAAGCAGTATCATCCTACAAGAACATAGCAGGCGATCTAAAGCCATATGGGTTTTTGCCATTAGTAATGGCAGTTGTTAGAGATATAAACGACAGCCCGAAAGATACTGAACTCCAACAGAACACACCACTGTATAAAAAGTATTCTGAAATAAGAAAGTGGCTTCGTAATCGAAACGTATTTAATACGAGCAGAGCTGCGTTCTTTAGATTGAAGCCAGGAGGCAGTGTAGGGCGACATATTGATGAGGGTAAGTATTATTTGACTAGAGATAGATACCACTTATCACTGCAAGGCACATATCTTTATGAGGTTGATGGTGAGTATCACCAAATAGAACCTGGTACGTTTTTTTGGTTTGATAATAAAAAGCACCACTCAGCATTAAATAATGGAACAGTTGATAGGATAACATTTGTATTCGATGTCCCACATTCACCTAAGAATCCATAACTATAATGACGATTAATAATATCAATTGGAAAATTGTTTCCGATATAATATATAATTATATATCTATTTGAAAGGGATATAATGTCAGCAACATTGGCAAATTTAGAAAGCGCATTGGCTGGTGAGTCGATGGCTCATGTTAAGTATCGTTACTTCGCAAAGATCGCTCGTGAAGAGGGATTCGAGGACGTAGCGAAGCATTTTGAACATACAGCTGATCAAGAGATCAAGCATGCATGGGGTCATTTGGGATTATTGATTGGCAAGCCATCTACTAAAGAATGCTTGCAAAAAGCAATCGATGGTGAAACGTATGAGTTTACAGAAATGTATCCACAGTTCGAATCCATTGCTGTTGCGGAAGGTAAATTGGAAGTGCAGAAAGAAATGCAAGAACAAATTGCAGAATCAAAAGATCATGCTGCCCAATTCTCTGATATTCTTGCTAAAGCAGAAAGACGTTTTGCTGCATTGAAGAAAGTAGAAGAGCGTCATGCAACTGCTTATCAAAGAATGTTACAGGAGGTACAATGATGGATCGTGTATGTGTAGTTTGTGGCCATGTCCATGACGAAGTAGTAGAAGGTAAATGGGAAGAGCTTCCTATTGATTTTTTATGTCCGGAATGTGGTGTAGGTAAAGAAGACTATATCCTGATGGAGTAACTTATATAAATAATTACATCTCAGGGATGGGAAACAGCAGTCCGAGGGTCGGCTGTATAAAGATTCCTCGGGCCAACGCCTTTTAGGGTTGGTATTTTTTAACTCGCTTATTTAAGGAGATCTTTATGACTTTTTTCGCTGATACAGCTATTGACGCAGTTCAAGACGCTAAAACAACTTTCATTAAAACATTCGTTAAAGACGAATCGTTGCAGAAACCACTTCAATCATTTGTAGAGTCGCAGCGCTCATTTGCAAAACAAATTGCAAAGACGTATGCCGATGTATTGACAGCTTCGTATGATGCTGCTCATAAATTGGCTTTCCCTGCTACAGCTAAAGCTAAGTGATAGGAGGTTTGTTATGACACATTTATCAGTATTTGGACCTGGGTTCAAGGACTTTGACCGCTTCTTTGTTGGATTCGATGAGCAGTATAACCGTATTGCAAAATTACATGATGATCTAACAAAGAATATCCCTAACTATCCTCCATATAATATTAAGAAAACTGGCGACAACACATATGTTGTCGAACTCGCCGTGGCCGGTTTTGCTAAACAAGATATTGAGATTGAGTTGGCTGACGGTAAGATGGTTGTGAAAGGCAATGTGCAGAGTGCTGAAGAAGATGACAACAACTTCCTTTTCAAAGGTATTGCTGCTCGTAACTTTACACGCGTCTTTGCACTAGAAGACCAAATTGAAGTTAAAGATGCTCAAATGCTCAACGGTATGCTAAAGGTTTTCCTTGAGCGTATTATTCCTGAGCACAAGAAGCCAAAGAAAATTGAAGTAAAAGATGTTGAACAAACATCGTCCAAGAAAAAGGACACTAAACAACTTCTCGTAGAAGACGCTGCTTAAGCAGTATCGTAAAGCCAGCACTCAAAAGGTGCTGGCTTTTATTTTGTTCAAAAGACATATGGGTATAAACATGCATAACGGATTAGAAGCTCTGGGTGGAGTAGAAACACCAACATATAAAAATTTTTGGAATTGGGCGAGACGTACATTTACTGTTTCATATCAAGACGAAGTGCAATACTATCTTGAACAGTCAGCAGACACTGCTGAGCTTGAGAATAGAATGAAACTCTTACAAAAGAGGGGAATGCTATGAAAAAGATTTGGAATTTTATTGTTCTTTTAGCTGAGCAGCGTAAGAAACATATTCAAAATAATCCCCATCTAACAGCACGATATTAATGTTGTCTGGCTGGTTGGAATGTAGTAGAATGTACATTTAAATTGGGAGATGGTATGAAAATCGCACTTTGCTCAGACTTACATTTAGAGTTTGGCCCTATTGAATTACAAAACACAAACAACGCCGATGTATTGATACTCGGCGGAGATATCTGTACCGTTGCCGATATCATTGAAGGCAGCTTGGATAGTTTTATGGCTGGTGCAAAAAGTAAACGTATTGTTGATTTCTTCAAGAACTGCTCAGCTCAATTTCCGCATGTAGTTTATGTTATGGGTAACCATGAACATTATCATGGTGACTTTGCGACAAGTGGAAACAAAATTAAATCATTGCTAGAATCTAATATGTTGAGTAATGTTTATTTGCTTGAAAAAGAATCTAAAAAGATTGATGATGTTACATTTGTCGGTGGTACATTGTGGACAGATATGAACAATGATAATGAAATGACCAAGTTTCATGTTACTCGTAGAATGAATGATTTTCAATGTGTTCAGAATTCTACTCGTATGGTTACTCGTACAGTTCCATTATACGAATTGAATCCCAATTATACACCTGATGGTAAGAACGGTGGTAAGTATCTTCAGAATGAAGCGGGTTTTCATATCAAAATTGGCGAAAAGAAAAAACAAGAACCTTCTAGTTTTTCACCACAAGATGCATTTGATGACCACAAAAAAATGTTGCAATACATTCAGTCCGTGATTGAAGGTAAGTTTGATGAAAAGTTTGTTGTTGTTGGTCATCATGCACCAAGCCGTTTATCTACTCACCCTCGTTATAAGCATGATACTTTGATGAATGGTGCATATAGTTCTTCATTGGATGAATATATTCTTGAACATCCACAAATCAAATTGTGGACCCATGGGCATACACATGATAGGTTTGATTATATGGTCGGTTCGACGCGTGTTGTTTGCAACCCACGTGGGTATGATGGATATGAAGCAATAGCCGATACATTTGAGTTAGTATATTTGGATGTGTGATTGTTGCCTTAATCTTTTGTATCATTGATACTAGAGATTAAGGTTTTTCTAATGGAGATATATATGGGCAAGAAGATAGTCAATGAGCGAGTTGAGTCAACTGATGATAAGGTGTGGGTCCTTGTCGAAGCAGTCTCACAATTCCGCATACGCTATATGGTAGAAGTACATCACCGCCACCCCGAATATGCTTTGGATGATGTTACTATGGGAGACTGTGAGGAGTTCTCACAGCACCACTTGGGGGAAGTTATAGTATCACATCGTGTTGTTACTGAACAAGAAGCATTACAGTTGTGTGATGAGGATAATACGTACGCTCGTAGCTGGAGCGACGAACACAAGAAACAAGTATTTTTTACTAAAGAGCGAAATTGAATTTCTACACCAACGTACAAATCTATAGGGACGAGATCTTACTAAGAGGGTACGAAAATGGAGAGCGTATCCAGCGCTCAATTCCATATCAACCATACTTGTTTGAACCGAACAAAGCATACAAAGAACGTGGAATTGAGACACCCTACAAGACATTGAAGGGTGAGCCTTTATATAAGCAAGAATTTGACACAATACGTGATGCTCGCAATTACATAAAGGATGTTGCTGAGATAACGAATAAACGACTGTATGGTCTTACTAGTTTCCAGTATGCATTTATCAATGATAATTATCCAGGCGATATCGACTACGACCCTAAAAAGATAGCCGTTGTTACTCTTGATATTGAGGTATCAACGGATGGTGGTTTTCCTGATATCGACGAGGCTGATAAAAAAGTAACTGCTATCACACTTCGTAAAGACGGTCAGTCGGTCGTATTAGGGTTGAGAGATTACACATCGAAAAACGATTCTGTTCGCTACTTTAAATGTAAGAGCGAAGAGGATATGCTTGAAAAGTTCCTAACTGTATGGCAATCTAAACAATATGCACCTGATGTGTTGACTGGTTGGAATGTTGAGTTCTTTGATATTCCATACCTTGTCAACCGCATACGTCGACAGCTTGGTGAGAAATCTGCAAAGAGATTGTCGCCATGGGGCATACTCGAAGAGCGTCAACTTGAAATTATGGGTAGACAATATACTGTATATGTTCCATTGGGAATCAGCATCATCGACTACCTTCAAGCATATAAGAAGTTCTCATTCCAACAACAGGAATCATTCAAGCTCGACCATATTGCATTCATTGAACTTGGCGAACGTAAGCTGGATTATTCTGAGTATGAGTCGATGCATGAGTTCTATGAGAAGGACTATGAAAAATATATTGATTATAACATCCATGACGTTATACTTGTAGATAAACTAGAAGATAAGTTAAAGTTCATTGAGCAGATCTTTGCTATCGCATATGATGGTAAAGTAAACTACGTCGATGCATTCACGTCTGTTCGTATGTGGGACATCATTATTCATAACTACCTAATCAAACAGGGCGTTGCAATTCCGTTTGCAAGTAAGCAAGAAAAGGATGGTCAGATTGTTGGTGCATATGTAAAGGATCCTCAAGTCGGAATGCATGAATGGGTATGTTCTTTTGACTTGAACAGTCTATATCCTCATTTGATTATGCAGTATAACATTTCACCCGAAACGTTGGTTGGTCAATTGCCGAGTCTCTCTATCGATTCTATTTTAGACGGAGCATTGAATGATTCTGATATACGTGAGAAGATGGTTAGTCAGAATGTTGCTGTTGCTGCTTCTGGATGTATGTTCGATCGAGATAGACAAGGATTTCTTCCAGCGTTAATGTTGAAGATGTATAATGATCGGGTTCGATATAAGAAGCAGATGTTGGCAGCCAAGCAACAATATGAGATAACACCCACATACGAATTAGAAAAAGAGATTGCACGTTGCCACAATATGCAGCTTGCCAAAAAGATTCAATTGAACAGTGCTTATGGTGCCTTATCAAATGTATACTTTAGGTGGTTCGATACTAATCTCGCAGAATCGATTACGAAGTCTGGCCAGCTATCTATTCGTTGGATGGAAATACATATCAACCAATTCCTCAGTAAGACACTCAATACCGAGAAGGTTGATTATGTTATCGCATGCGACACTGACTCTATGTATTTAAAGTTGGGCACCTTGGTTGAGCAAACTTGCAAAGGGAAGAACACAGAGCAGATTGTTAAGTACCTCGATAATGTTTGTGAAAAGATATTTGAACCATTTATTGATAAGACATATCAAAAACTTGCTGATTATGTTAATGCATATGATCAGAAGATGAAGATGAAGCGAGAGGCAATTGCAGATAAAGGAATATGGACTGCAAAGAAGAGATACATTCTCAATGTATACAATAACGAAGGTGTGCAGTATAGTGAGCCGAAGTTAAAGTTATCTGGTATTGAGGCAGTACGATCTTCTACACCGAGTGCTTGTCGAGATAACATTAAAGAAGCATTGAAAGTAATCATGGCTGGTGATGAGGGACAGTTGCGGTCGTTCGTTGAGAATTTTAAGGAGCATTATACAACACTATCATTTGAAGATATTGCTTTTCCTAGAAGTGTCCGCGGACTACACAAGTACATAGATCCATCAACAATATATCGTAAGAGTACTCCAATTCACGTTAAGGGTGCGTTGATATACAATCATATTCTTAAGGTGAGAGGACTTGCTAATAAATATCCTTTAATAGGTGAAGGTGAGAAGATCAAGTTTTGTCATTTAAAGACACCTAACCCCACAACTGCAACTGTCATTGCTGCACCAGGATCAATCCCAGCCGAGTTGAACATCGAGCAGTATATCGATCGTGAGATGCAATTTAATAAATCGTTTGTTGAACCAATCAAGACAATCACGGATGCTATTGGTTGGAGCATTGAAAGCAAACGCAGGACACTCTCAGACTTTTTCTAAGGAATAAATATGGCGACAACACAGCCAGTACAATTAGCAGACTTTGATTTCGGATTCACTGCTGTATCCGAACAAGAGTTGAAGGCTAAGGAACAACAACTTCAAGCTACTGTTCAACAACAGAGTCAAGAGTTACAACAAGTATCCCAAACGTACGAAGAGAAACTAAACACTTTGTATGGTATGATTATGCCATTACTAAAGAACTTGGCTAAGGATACTGATAAGGCCTATATCTATTGGCCTGATCGTCATAAAAAGATGACTGATTTTATTATCAAAGTGGATACATTAATGGATACATGATATGTTGAATTATTTGGTATTGTTTGTAGCGTTAGCATTATCTGCTGTCGCTGCGTATTATTCTATTGCCGGTCTTGTTGTATTATTCGCCGCGGCTGCTATTCCTGTAATGGTGATGGCATCAACGTTAGAATTTGCTAAGGTTGTAGCTACATCGTGGGTGTATCGTAATTGGGATACAGCACCTCGATTCATTAAATATTATCTGACATTAGCAATCGCAGTATTGATGCTTGTTACAAGTATGGGCATTTTTGGCTTCTTATCGAAAGCACACGTAGATCAAGGAGTGCCAGCAAGCCAAGTACAAGATCAGCTAGCTCTATTTGATGAGAAGATAAAAACTGAAAAGGACAATATTGATGCTTATCGCAAAGCAATCAAACAAATGGATGATGCTGTCGATCAGACTTTATTACGCACAGAAGATGAAAAGGGTGCCAATAAGGCAGCATATCTACGTCGATCGCAGCAGAAAGAGCGTACTCAAATGGCTACTGAGATCGCGAAATCACAAGCCAACATTACTGCGCTACAAGAGCAACGTGCACCCATTGCAGCAGAGGTCCGGAAGGTTGTTGCAGAAGTAGGACCAATTAAGTATATTGCTGAATTGTTTTATGAGAATGCTGATAGTACAATATTAGATAAAGCTGTACGGTGGGTGATTATTCTTTTAGTTGTAGTATTTGATCCACTTGCAATTATCTTATTAGTTGCTGCTAACCATTCGCTACGTGGTGGTACAGTACAACCAACATTAACAAAAACCAAATCAGTCAAGCAAAAAATGCCTGAATGGTTGTTAAGAGAGACTCGTGTGAAGAGAATGAAGAAGTTACACGAAAAGAAACGTAGACAGAGAAAGAGTAATAATAAAATTGAAATAGATAAGGACTCGTTGATTACTTTCTAATGAACGAGTATAGTAATATGATTGGAGTGAATTATGGAAGACTTCGAAGTACATCCACGCGGCACATTCGATGAAATTAAAGCCTCGCGCGCATTAGCATCTGCTATTGAAGAAGAGCTTCAATCGCATAATTGTGAATTACCTGTTAAAATCATACAAGCATATAACAGACTGTATGGCCAATATATTAGACAAATGCAATCGGAGGAAATATGAGTTTTTTTAAAGATTTGGTTGAGGAGATGAAAGATGAAGATACTACTTTGGCCGCTGACGGCAATGGCAGTGCTGAGTTTAGCGGTTGTATTGATACTGGTAGCTACATCCTCAATGCTGCTCTCTCAGGTAGCCTCTATGGTGGCGTACCTAATAATAAGGTTACTGCATTTGCAGGAGAGTCCGCTACTGGTAAAACTTACTTCGTACTTGGGGTCGTCAAATCATTCCTCGACGCCCACCCAGACGCCGGATGCGTATACTATGACACGGAAGCCGCAGTCACAAAAGGAATGATGGAAGCTCGCGGTATTGATACTAAGCGGGTTATCATATCAGAGCCAGATACAATACAAAAGTTCCGCACTCATGCTATGAAGGTGTTAGAATCATATGAAAAGACAGCAGAAGATAAACGACCACCAATGATGATGGTCTTGGATTCTCTCGGCCTTCTTTCTACAACGAAAGAGGTTGAGGATATCGGTGAGGGCAAGGAAACTCGTGATATGACTAAATCTCAAGTCATTAAAGCGGCGTTCCGAGTCCTCACTCTTAAGTTGGCAAGGGTCAAAGTGCCTTTGTTAGTTACCAACCACGTTTATGAGGTAATCGGTTCATATGTCCCAACAAAAGAAATGGGCGGAGGTACAGGACTCAAGTACGCTGCCAGCACTATTGCGTTCCTCTCGAAAAGGAAAGAAAAAGACGGCACCGAAGTTATCGGAAACATCATTAAAATCAACATGGCAAAGTCTCGTCTCTCAAAAGAGAACGGACGAGTTGAAGTGTTACTTACTTACGACAAAGGTCTCGACCGCTACTACGGACTAGTAGACTTAGCTGAGAAGTATGAAATCTTTAAAAAAGTATCTACTCGATATGAGTTGCCTGATGGACGTAAAGTATTTGGTAAGTACATCAACGAGCATCCAGAAGATGTATACACACCAGAAATAATGGCTAAGTTAGAAGAAGCTGCACAAAAGGAATATAGTTACGGGTCTGTATGATTGAACAAGTGATTTTCGCCAATCTGATTGGCAATGAGCAATATGCTAGAAAGGCACTACCGTTTATAAAGTCCGAATACTTTCAAAATCGCCTAGACAAAGTACTTTATAGCATTATTGAACAGTTTGTTAACAAGTATAATAAGCTGCCTTCAAAACAAGCACTATTGATTGAGATTGATAGTGTATCTTCTATTAATGAAGATGAATGTGTTAAACTACAGCAACAAGTTAATGCTATTGAGGATATTGAAACTGACTTACAATGGTTGTTAGACGAGACGGAGAAGTTTTGTCAGGATAAGGCTATCTTCAATGCGATATACCAAAGCATTAGTATTATGGATGGCAAGAGTAAAAACGACAAAGGTGCAATCCCGCAAATTCTATCTGACGCATTAGCTGTATCGTTCGATACACACATTGGTCACGACTTCTTAGATGATTCTGATACTCGGTATGACTTCTATCATAAAAAGGAAAAGCGAGTACCATTCGATCTCGATTATCTCAATCGAATAACAAAGGGCGGATTGCCAACTAAAACGCTAAACATTATACTTGCTGGTACTGGTGTTGGTAAGTCGTTGTTTATGTGCCATTGTGCTGCTGCCAATTTAACAAAAGGGCAGAATGTACTCTACATCACTATGGAGATGGCAGAAGAGCGTATTGCTGAACGTATTGATGCCAACCTAATGAATATTACTCTGGATGAGATTGAGTTTTTGCCGAAGGACGTATATCAGAAAAGGATGGAACGAGTCAGGGATAATACAAAAGGCAAGTTGATTATTAAAGAATACCCAACGTCTTCTGCTGGCTCAGCTAATTTTAGACATTTATTAAATGAGTTGAAGATAAAGCGCAACTTTAAACCTGAAATCATTTATATCGATTATTTGAATATATGTGCTTCATCAAGGATTAAACATGGTGCGAATGTCAACTCTTACACATACATTAAGGCGATTGCGGAGGAGTTACGTGGTCTGGCGGTCGAGTGCGATGTACCGATTGTCAGTGCGACTCAAACTACTCGTTCTGGATTTTCAAGTTCAGACATTGGACTCGAAGATACGAGCGAATCGTTTGGACTCCCAGCAACAGCAGACTTCATGCTCGCCCTCATCTCAACAGACGAACTCCAAGACCTAAACCAAATGTTAGTTAAGCAACTGAAAAACCGTTATGCAGATCCGAGCAGTAACCGTAAGTTTGTTATTGGGGTCGATCGGGCTAAAATGAAGTTGTATGATGTAGAACAACATGCTCAAAATGATATTATAGACGATGGTCCAGCGTTCGATAATACCGATACTGGTAAACGACTTGTCAATGAACGTAAGTTTGATAAAGACAAGTTTAAAGGATTCAATTGAACTTCTTCACCATACTCGGAGCTTGGGTTGTAGTATTTCCAATTAGACTGTGTATATCACTTCTTGTTTGTATAACTATGTTGTTAGAATTACCTTTAGAGGTTTGGGAAGATCTTCGAGAACTCTTAGATGATATACATAGAAGTGGGTAGATATTATATTAGTTGAACGCGTAGGTAAGTATGAGAACTTGTAAAATGAGGTATATGGAAATAGGTATATCTGGAATTAAAACCAAGCGTGAAATAGCTCTTATAGAAGATGCAGTGGATTTCTACCTTCATAAACTTTTACCTCGCAGAATTATTAACAGTATTGCAATCGATCTAACATTCCGTAAAAAGCTGGATGAAGGAGCTGATGGTTATTGTAGTGTTGCTGGATATAACTCTCAAAAACGTGCTCGTGAGTTTGAGATTGAGGTTCAAAACAACCCATCTCAAAGATACAAATTAATGACATTGGCGCACGAATGTGTCCATTTGAAACAATATGCACTAGGTGAAATTGACGAACATATGAACACGTGGAAGGGAATACGTGTTCCTAAATCGTTAGATTATTGGGACTCACCATGGGAAATAGAAGCCCACGGTAGAGAAAAAGGTCTATACCTTCGCTTTTGTGAAGCATTTGGACACCATTTTCCTACAACAGATAAAGAGCGTGACACTTAAAACCTTCCGCCTCGTTTCTCTCGATCCGGTCAAAATACATGACTGGGTTGTACAGCTCAGTGTACTAAACAACAAAACAATTAATCTTATCCTTTTTAATGTTGCTACAACTCGTTGTATTGTGAGATACTTTGATAGTGAGATAGATGCTCATCTGTTTTTCACAGACGTTGTTTATGGAGATTATGATGTACCAGAGAGTGAGCAGTAGTAAGATTGCACCGATGGATGGTGGGGATAAGATTAACGCAATGACACTAGTCAAGTTCCTCAAAGCTGCCAAAGAGGATCTAGAGGTCAAAGGCAGGGAAGATGAAGCATATGTCATTGAGATGTTGGAAGAACATTTCCGAGAAAATAAACCATTGGTCTACAATGCTATGGTTTTCCGTCTGTGATCAACTTAGCTAAATACCTGCTGATATTTAAAAACATACAGGGGTAACGATGTTAAAATTTAAGAGCTATATTAGCGAGAGCTTCCTCAACGAAGAATTCATTATCGAGGACAGTAAGCACAATACAGTATATGGTGATGCTTATGAGACAGGTACAGTTTTACATATCCACGATAATAGTGCCGCCAAACATAATAAAGATAGAGAATATCAAGCATCGATCGGTGCTCTTCGTAAGAAGCACAATGCGGCAATCGCTTCTTTACCCTCTGATAAAGCACATAAAGCACTTCAAGCAGCTCATGCTTCTGGTTCAGCATATTTGAATAGCTTGCAAAAGCATGAAGGTATCAAGCCGGAACACATCCAGCAAGTCCATCACACAAATCAAGGAATTGATACACATATTGGACGTCAGGTTGATCGTCCAAGCAATCCCCATGATCTAATCGTTAAGGGCGCTAAAGGTAAAAAGAACTTCTTACATGGTGCCTCGTTGAAGGCAACAAGTGGTACTGCATCTAATAATGCTGCTGGTTCTTTTGAACGTATTAGTGCCAGCCACGGAATGAATACGAAAACATCTGCAACCTGGACTCGTGGCAAAAAGAATGCTGGGTTGACTGGTAAGTCTAGTGCAGAAATTAAAGCAGTCAAAAAGAATCCAGAAATTATAGCTCACAATCAGACAACGCAACGTAAATCTGCTACAGCTCACGCTGCCGCATTTAATACAGCTTCCCATGCACAACAGCAGCAACACTTACTACACTTTCTTAAAGCTACCCCCGATTTACCATACCACTATGTCAAAGGTGAGAAGGGCGGTTCGTCAACGCCTCACCATGAGATGGAACACGTCAAAGCAATAAACTCAGCTAAGTCGCTGCATGCTACTGTAAAGAATAATTTGGTACACTTCCATAATGAACATGGACAGCATATTGCGACGACTGAGCATAGAACTACACACGGATCTTTCCTAAGTCCACAAGCAAACTTTAAGTTTGGTACTCTAAAGGCTAAGGCATGAGAAAGTTTCAGACATACATCATTGAATCTACAAATGAGGATAAACTGACTCATTTAGAGCATGCAGAAGACCATCCAATAAATGCTGGTGCTGCTGGGTTTCAACATGCTAAGAAAACATTGATGGCCGGTCACAATGCATTACTTGGTAAACAAACTAATGCAACTGTTACGACGAAGTACGATGGTTCACCTTCTATTGTGTTTGGACATCATCCTGAGACAGGTAAGTTCTTTGTCGCTTCCAAGTCTGCATTCAACAAGAATCCCAAATTAAATTATACTGAAAAAGATATTGAAGCCAATCATGGTCATGCACCTGGTTTAGTATCAAAATTATCAGCAGCTTTGAAACATCTACCAAAAGTGACTCCGAAAGAAGGAGTATACCAAGGCGACGTAATGCACAGTGGTGTACAAAGTAAATCCAATCCACATGGTGATGTTAAGATACGTGGTGGACAAGCCCACTTCACACCAAACACTATCACATATTCTACCAAGAAACCAGGTGAGGCTGAAAAGGTAGCTGATTCGAAGATTGGTGTAGCCGTCCATACTGCATATCATGGTCCTTCATTTGAAAAGATGAAAGCACAGTATAATACGGGGCATGCAGGATTCGGAAGTCATAAAGATGTTCATCTGATGGACGTCACGCATGACATTGGTAAGAGTAAGTACACGCCCGAACAACAAGCAACCTTTAAACAGCACATGGCTAAGGCTGAAGAGCATCACAATGCAATTGAAAAAGCTGGTGGTTATCATCATTTAGAACCACACACAGAGCACTTGAAGACTTACATTAATAAAACTGTACGTACCGGGGATACTCCATCAACCAAAGGATATAACTCTCACTTGGGCGAGATACACCAAAAGCTAGCAGATAAAGTAAAGACTCCTGCCAGTAAAGCAGATAAGATGGCTGCCGGTGAAAAGATGATTAACCACGTTGAAACACATAGAGAAGTATTTAATCATCTATGGGGAATGCATCACAGTTTGCAGACAGCTAAAGATCAATTAGCTCATTCGTTCTCTTCTCACACCGATTATGGCCACTCTGTTGGCAATAAGAAGGTGAAGCCAGAAGGTCACGTGATTGCAATTAACAATAGACCGACAAAAATTGTCGATCGTGCGGAATTTAGTAAGAACAACTTCAATAAGACCCGCGGATAATAGTTAATATAAATAGATGACGCCATCAGTATAGGCTAAGGCAAACCTGAACAGGAATTAAAATGATTAAAAGAGAAGATCCGTTTGACGGAGAGTTGTCCGTCGAAGATGTACAATCGCTAGGTAAAAGCGGTGCACAGCCACCTGCTCCATCCCCTGAACAAACAACCGCTGAACCAAAACCCATCAAACAAAAAGATGGAGTAACGATGCTTGGTGATCCAGCCGATAACGTTGTTATCAACCCCCAAGAAAAACCAGTAAACGAGGCAAACGAAAAGACAGCCACGATGGCATTCGGCCGTTTTAATCCTCCCACTGTCGGCCACGAGAAATTAATCCACAAAGTAGAGTCTGTTGCTAAAGAGCATGGAAGTACGGCACATATTTTTGCTAGCCATTCAGAAGGCAAGTCTGATAATCCCCTTCCGCAAAAAGCTAAACTTGGATACCTCAATAAAGTTGTATCTAAGGGTACTAAAGTTCACGGTTCGACTAAAGATGAACCATCATTTTTACAAGCTGCTGCAAAACTCCACGCTGCTGGTCATCAACATTTAGTGATGGTTGCGGGTTCAGATCGCGTCGATGCATATCATAATAAACTCCACCAGTATAATGGTACTGGAGAGGGTAAATTATATAATTTCAAATCGATCAAGGTAGTATCAGCAGGCCAACGTGATCCTGATGCGCCTGGTGTAGAAGGCATGTCTGGTACAAAGTTACGTGCGCATGCACGTGCAGGTGAGATGTCAAAGTTTAAGGCTGGATTGCCAAAAGCACTACATCCACATGCTACAGAAATTGCTAATCATATTAAAGCAATAAAAGAGGAAATTGATTTAGAGCAGATCGATGAAAATGTGGTTGGTATGACTACTCGTATGCATCGCTCTGTTAATATGAAAAAGAATAAAGCTAAGTTGACTCGTGCAAGAGAGATTGCTCGCCGTCGTCTAGCAAAAAATGTAGCTCTCAGTCGTCGCACGATGAAGAAAGCAAAGAACATCTTGCGCACTCGTCTCGCCGGAGACCAAGGTACAAACTATACCAAATTATCTGCTTCACAGAAAATTGCTATCGATAAAATGGTTGAGCGTAAGAAGGGTGCTATCAAAAGGATAGCAGCTAAAATAGCACCAAGAGTGAAGGGTGATGAGTTACGTCGATTACAATCTGTAACGACTGGTAACAAATACAAAACATCACGTATGGTTGTATCTGCAGCATATCAGTTAATTGGTGATGTAATTACAGAAAAAGAGAATAGAGCAATTGTTGAGAAGGCTGAATCGTCTGGTATTAATTATCAAACACTACTGCAAGTATTCAATCGCGGTAAAAATGCATGGAATAGCAACAAGCCACCAGGTAAAACACCAAGTCAGTATGCATTTGATCGTTTGAATTCTTATGTTGCTGGCGGTAAAGCATTCAAGGAAGATATCGATTTGCGTGAACAATCAACAAGACCCACATTAAGAAGTATCATGTCAACTGGTTTGCGCACACCTCGCAATATGGATACAGTTGACCCACAAGATATTATGGCTGCACAACCACGTGCCCATCACGCCGATAACATTAAAGATACAATGGATGATAGTGAAGTAACAAAATACAGAAAACGTGCTGATATTATTCGTCGTAAGACTACAGAGTATGTTAGAAAAGTAACAGAGGATCGTGGCGTTAGAGATACAGTTAGTCCATCACTAGTAGAATCTATTGAAGCGCTCTCTCGTTCACTATTCGCGAATAGCGAATGTGTAATTGAAGAGGATTACATATATGAAGAGTGGACTGAAGAACAATGGAATATATTGCTTGAAAATGATAACGAAGGACGCACGTTGAATAAACCATTCCGTACAACTGGTGGACCAAAGAAGTTTGCTGTGTATGTAAAAAATGATAAAGGTAATATAATCAAGCTAGGGTTTGGTGATCCTAACTTAGAAATTAAACGCGACGATCCAGATCGTCGTAGAGCATATCGTGCACGTCACGGTTGTGATAATCCAGGACCGAAGTGGAAAGCTAATTGGTGGTCGTGTAATTGGTCTTGGTCAGCAAATAAAAAGGTAGGAGCCTAAATGGAAGCATTAATCGCAAAAATGAATGAGTTGCTAGCAACGACATTTGCCTTATATCTTAAGGGACATAATTTTCACTGGAATGTACGTGGTAAGGACTTTAGTCAGTTCCATTCTTTCTTTGGCGACTTCTATGAAGAGTTATTTGAAGCTGTTGATACAACAGCCGAACAAATCAGAGCATTGAATGTTGCTGCTCCTGGTGGATTAAAAGAGTTTACTGTACTTTCCCGCATCTCAGATGCTGCATCTGGTTTTACAGATATCGAATCGATGGTACGTGAGTTGTATGCTGACAATCAGACCATTATTGGACTACTGAATGAGGCACATAAGTTAGCTAGCGATCAAAATCTATATGGTTTGGTTGGTAATTTCATTGAAGCTAGGATCGACCGTCATCAAAAACACGCATGGATGCTGCGCTCTAGTATGAATGTTATGACGATCAACAACCCAGTCAAAGAACAAGTAGAAATGGCTGCACCACCTTCAGAGGATGTTAAAATATATCTCCTCAACACAAATCAAAGCCCTAATAAATAATTAATAACAATAACAAGGAAACGATATGTCATTCAAATTTACAGACTTAAAACTATCGCAAAGCTTGATTGATGCAGCCTCTAAAGTAGTTGGTGAATCAAACAAGAAAGTTGCCGATCAAGCAGCTGCTGAAGCCCCAATGTACAGTAAGATGCATGCTTCGTTACGTCCATTAGCTGCAGAGAACATTGATTATACTGCCAGTCCTGCTGTTGCAGCTAAGAAGCGCTTAACTGATACTATCACACAAGTACACAATAGTACCATTAAAGAACAAGAAGCAGCTCAACAAGAACGTGCTGCTCTGATTCAAAAATCATATGGTAAGAAGGGCGGTGTTGCTCCTATTGTCGAAGCAGAGTTATCGCCGAAACAAAAGAAAATTGCATCTGTTGCTGGCGATCCTAAGAAGATCGACGCATATGATTTTAAAGTTCTTCGGGACCGTAAATCTAAAATTAGTCAAGATGTGGCTGATTCGGTTCAGTTAGATGGTGAAGTGATCAGCGAAAAGGATGATGAAAAGAAATCAGACAATACTCCTTTCAACTGGAAATCATATAAGAGCAATATTCCTTCTAAACCTGGCGAGAAGGCTGGATTTGATTCTAAAAAGATATCTACTGGTACTGTATACTCACGTAAGTGGACTAAGGAAAAGAATCCTAACGAAGATGTTAAATCGGAATCGGTCGAAGAGAACACAGATACGCCTGGGAACAGCTATGAACACCAATGTGCTATTCATGTGAAGAATGAATCATTCGGTATCGGTAGAACAATTCCCACACAACATGCTGAGCCTGATGAAAATGGTTTAGTTGAGTGGTATGATGTGATGTTCGAACATGGTATCGAGAAGCGCGTTCCTATTACCGAACTCGAAGTATTGGAGTCTATGAGTCACGGCAATCATCCATTAAAGAAAAAGAAAAAGGCTTAGCATGAAACAGCTATCAGATATTATCGCTCAAACGAAGACTGTTGAGGAAGACACTTCAATTAGTGAAGGTGGAATGTCTGACTTGCATCATAGTATCAGCAACGTGATGGATAAACACATTGCTGATTATAAAGCTGGCCATTTGGGACACAATCAATTTGGTGAAAGAATTGTTAGGGCTCATATGGCAATCGCTAAGAAACACAGTCTTACTCCTGAAACAGCAAAGCGGTTTGTCCATTCTTATGTATCCGGTCAAGTAAAAGAAGAAGTTGATCAGATTGAAGAAAAGTATATGGGATTCGACAAGACAGCGAGAGCCGTTGGTAGTGCTGCACTCGCTGCTTGGATTGGTCGTAAAAAGTATGGTAAGAAGAAATATCAAAAAGCAGCAGCTGCTGGTAAGTCTTTACGCAATGAAGAAGCTGATCAGATTACACCTATTAAAGAAGCTCAGTCAGCTAGAGTGAGGTTATATCTAGCCATGCAAAAAGCAAGGCAGCAACAAGATTTAGAAGATACAAGAAAAGAAGCTAACATACGACGTGCATTGGGACAACCAATACAAAAACCACAGGAAAAGAAATGAAGAATTTTCAATCTTTTGTGGCTGAGGCAAAGAGCGTATGTCCTCCAGTGACTCACAATCTTGCGCAGAATTTAATCAATCGTCAGCACGCAATTGATAATTATGGTTATGGACCAATGAATCCAATGGAGCCCTCATTGGACTTTTGGAAAGCAAAAGCCAAGATGTGGAAGGTAACGATAGAGTATGCACAGAAGGCACGTTGCTGTACTTGTGCTGCTTTTAATGTATCAGATCAAATTCGACAATGTATAGTAGATGGTATATCGGACAGTAAAGATGATATGGCCGCTATAGAAGGTGTTATTAATAAAGCAGATCTAGGATACTGTGAATTATTGGATTTTAAGTGTGCTGGTAGCAGAACTTGTGATGCATGGTTAACAAACGGTCCGTTAGATAATAAGGATATTAAGTAAATGAAATCATTAATACAAATTTTAGAAGTAACATCTCCTAAATTACATCCCAACGCGTTGCATGTAACGCCAGTCAAGGTCAATGGCCAAACGAAATATCATGTGAAAGCAGTTGGTAAGAACCTATCACATGGCATTAAAGTTGGTGAGCATCTAACAGACACACATCTCGATGATGCGTCAGAGATGGGTGCTAAGATCAAGCACATTAAGGAAGAAGTTGAGCCAGAGGCAGACATGAATATTCTGGTTCAATTGAGAAAACCAATTGACATCCTCGAACACGGCACACAAGGCGGTGCAGACATCACTTTCGGTGATGGTCAAAAGGTGTTTGTTGAAGGCACGGTAGCTAAGAAGCTAGTTGAGTCTATGGAAAAAATTAAACCTGAAGACAGATTGAAGGTTGCTGAATTTTTATATCAATCCCATGATAATATGATGGCTGTCTACGGCAGACTTAAATAAACGATAAATAAGTATAATAATAACATCTCAAGGAGAAAAACATGGCATTATGGGGTAAAAAAGACGGAGGCTCACCAGGAGCTGCTACTGGCACAGTCACATTCACGCAAACTAGCGCAACTGTAACTGGTTCCGGTACTGCGTTCACAACTGAACTTAAAGTTGGAGATATGGTATTCTTGTCTACAGCTAACACAGCACCAGGTACTACTACACGTTATAAAGTTGCAGCAATCGCCAACACAACTTCGTTGACATTGGCCTCTGCATACACAGCAACTACTGCTGCCGGCGCCACTATGTGGTATCAGCAAGCACCACGTAGCTACAATCAGTCATATGCTAACAGCTCAATCGTCAATAACCGCGATATCGTTGGTGTAGACGTTACGGAGGCACGTGTGTCGGCTAACCGTGGTCGTGGTTTGAAGTCGCCAGGTTGGTACAACTATGTTGCTGGTACTGGTGGCCGTTCTGGTCGTAAACAAGTAGAGCAACTTGTTTTCGTTAAGAGCATGACTCAAGCAGTCGCTGGTGATGCAAGTGATGATAGCGTAGCCGCAGATACATAAAATTAAATGACGAACAGAGCAAAGAAAATATCTGAGTTGCCGGTGTTATCCACACCGACAGTCGATGATCTTTTAGTTATTGTGGATAGCCCATCGTCGAATGCCGTTACAAAGCAAGTGTCGGTGGGTGATTTGTTTGGTGCTAGGATTATTAGTGGAACTCCTACGAGTAGTAGTATGGCTGCTACGGCAGGAACAATTATGTACGATTCGACGTATCTTTATATTGCTGTTACTACTGATGTATGGAAAAGGATCTCTCTGAGCTCGTTCTAATATGAATATTGACAAGGTCGATGAGACCAACTTTTTATTATACGCTGCGAAGCATTACGACAACCCACATTGTTATGATACTGTTGAGTTTTATGAAGATTTGAATCGTTTCAAATATATAAAACGTTTATTAAACAAATATCAAGAAAGTGGTGAGATTAAAGAGCGACTGATAATCAACCACTTAACTGTAATATACAATGTATTCGGTGCTGTTGCTGGAACAAGACTTTTATTCTTAAAGTTAAAAGATCAACTACCGCTGATCAAGCCTTTTTTAGATTTGATGGGCACGTGTCCTGATGTCGTTAAGGCAATTGGATTAGAAGGTAAAGATATATGTACTAGCGACATTGCCATGGATCCTGTTATAGTAAGTGTATTAAGGAATTTAAATGGCCAGCAAGTTAGTTGATTCATACCTTGTCTATCAACTTGTCAGTCGTCTAATTACTCCGTTTCCTAAGTGGGAAGCGTTTAAGTTAGGCATCATTGATAAAGATGGCAATGTAATCAAACATCGCAAAGATCTAACCCCTCAAGAACAAAATTCTTGGGGGTTTTTTGATATCCTAGTAGCAAATGTTAAGAAGATGATTGCTAAGCTGCCTGGCGGTAAGACGAGAATTGCAAACTTTGCAGCTGCTGCATATTTAATGAGAGAGCAAAAGAAGCACCAAGACATTGATGCTCTTGTTGAGGGTTGCCAACAATACCTACTTTCATTAAATGAAAATATGGGAGTTGCAAGTGTAGCAGGGCTCGGAGTTGGTCCTCAAGGTGAACCTCCTGGACGGCAAGCACTGCTAACGAAAGCACGGTTGATGCTGAGGAGACGTTGGAATGTGGGTACTTAATTTTCTACCTAACTGGATATTTTATAGTATATTTTTTATAGGCTTGCTAGGTCTACTAGCAAGTTTTGTTTTAAAGTTTATTCCGTTCGTGTCTATGTACCGAACACCATTACAAGCGGCCTCTGTTGTCGCTATTATTTTTGGTACATACATGGCTGGCGCTATTTCAAATGAAGAAGCGTGGCAGGCGAAAGTAAAAGAATTAGAAGCTAAGGTTGCAGCAGCAGAAGCGCAATCGGCAAAAGAGAATACGAAGTTACTAGATAAGATTGTTAAAAGGACTGAAGTTATAAAACAACGCGGAGACGATATTATTAAATATGTCGATAGGGAAGTTGTTAAATATGATAGTCAGTGTGTAATACCTAAAGAGTTTATCAAAGCTCATAATAACGCAGCGGAGCAACCAAAATGAAATCACTATTACAGTACGTAAAAGAGGGAACCGAAGATAACAACAACCGTTGGCAAAACAAGGTTGGCCAAATTAAATACCACCATGATGTTCAGGCTAGTGCAGCACGACAGGAGTACCCTAAGAATCGTGAAGCAGAGACTCATCACATGATCAAATCTAGAAAAGCTTTTAACCTGTTGCAAAAGATCAGAACGCGTTCTGATGCACCTAAACCAAAGACTCCAGCATATAGTGATTATGGTTCTGCTATTGCAGCTGATTATGCCAAGCATCCAAAAGGACGTGACTGATGAAAAAGCTACAACAATTCATTAAGTCAACGTTGGGTGAGGGTGGATTGTGGGCCAATATTCATGCTAAACAAGAACGTATCAAGCATGGTTCTGGTGAGAAGATGCGTAAGCCAGGATCCAAAGGTGCGCCTACAAAACAAAATTTTATTGATGCCCAAGATAAAAAATGAATGTTAAATATATACTGATTACTGTATTACTAGTTGGATGTGGTAGTGTTCCTGTCAAGCGTACGTTTCCGGAAGTACCAGAAAGGTTGTTAGTAACATGCCCTCAGTTAGAAAAATTAGGAGACGAAGTAAAATTAAGCGACGTCGCTAAAACAGTAACAGTTAATTACTCTACTTATTATGATTGTGCTGTGAGACATGATGGATTAGTTGAGTGGTATAAGATTCAAAAACATATATTCGAAAGTGTAAAATGAATAACGCAGAAGATTGCCCAGTGTGTGGCCACAAGCATCCAAGGAGATAAGATGACAGAATTGACAAAGGATCAGTTGAAGCAGTTGCTTCCAAAGAACCCATATATTGATCATTGGTATGATGCATTATCAAAGTTACTACCCGATTATGAAATCAATACACCAAAAAGAATAGCAGCATTCATGGCTCAGTGTTCACATGAGTCAGGGGGGTTTACTGCATTAAAAGAAAACCTCAACTATCGTTTCGAAACACTTCGCAAGATTTTTCCGAAGTATTTTCCTGATGATCAAATAGCAAAAGAATATGCTTCTAAGCCAAATAAACAAGAAGCTATTGCAAATAGAGTTTACGCCAATAGAATGGGAAATGGTCCAGAATCTAGTGGTGATGGATATCGCTACTGTGGTCGTGGATTAATTCAATTGACTGGCAAACAAAACTACACAGCGTTTGCTGATAGTCTAGAGATTACACCTGAAGAGGTGTCTGAGTATTTGGGAACTTTTGAAGGTGCTGCGCAGTCGGCATGCTGGTTCTGGGAATCTAACAATTTAAATAGATTTGCAGATGTAGGTGACATGAAGGGGCTTACTAAAGCCATTAACGGCGGCTATATTGGATTGGAAGATCGAATTAGTCACTACGAGCATGCATTACACGTAATGGGAGAATAACGTGGCAACAAACCAAAAAATTACAGAAGCGGTAGCAGAAGTCATTGAAGGTGAGATGACAGGTAAAAAATGGTATTACAGCAAAACATTTTGGGCTAACATTATTGCTGGTGTAGCAGTAGTTGCACAAACTAGTTATGGTTTTGTGTTACCTTTAGAGTATCAGATGTTAGCACTTAGTGTTGTTAACATGGCTCTTCGTAAGATCTCAGCTGGCGCAATCACTTGGTAAAAAATACAGTATAAGAAGTAATATGAACGATCGTAAATTAGTTAAATATATGTTATTGCTGCTCATATTGCCTGTTGCTCTGGCAATATGTAGTGGTGATAGATTTAGATACCCGTGCCAAGACCCAGCCAACTGGGACAAGGATTTTTGTAAATTACCGATATGTGATGTGACGAGAACGTGCCCTGAACATATCTTTAAAGGGCAACGCGACCCTAGAGTAGGACCCCCTAAAGATGGACAAAATCAAACAACTATTCAGCTGGCTCCAGCATCATCATGCCCAACACAAGGAGCGACCTGTGGAAAATAATAATTTTATGTATACCGAAGAGCAGTTAATGGCTCGTTTAAAGTTCTTCATTGGTATTTGTTTAGCATTAACATTGACAGGAATTGTTTTTGTTGTGTTATATTCAATTATCTTTGTAACTCAGCCTTTGAATGCTATAAGTCCTATCGATCAAAAGTTTTTTGAATTGATTATTCCTATTGCAACATTCTTAACTGGTACACTTTCGGGTATTATGTTGGCGGGGAATGATAAAGATTTACAAGCAAAGGCATTAGATGCAGCAAACAGACCAACAACAGTCTCTCCACCCCCAAAGAACGAACCACCAGCAAGCTTGCCAGCAGCACCTGTCTTTTCTGCGCCAATCGCAGAGTCAGTCAGTGTTACTCCTCCTGCAGCACCGTCAGTAGGGTTCGGCGGTAAACTTGCTCCTCCTCCAGCCTCACAGCCGCTTTTATAAAAGGATAAATATGCTACAAATTAAAAGAACATTCTGGATATTGTGTGTGTTAGCTAGTGCGACGTTCCTTCAATGGAATACTCCTGTATACGCTGCTGAGACAAAGGAAGTCTGTAAGGGCGTGATTGGGAAAGATGGCAAACCTGTTGTTGGTAAAGACGGCAAACCAAAACAGGCCTGTAAAACAATCAAGGTTCATAAAAAACTAGAAGGCACAGAAGTTCCTGTGAAAAAATAAATGGCTACAACAGTAGAGCGATTAGGTATAGTCGAGACGAAAGTTCATAACTTGGACGAAAAGATAGACGATCTCAAGACAGATGTAAAGGATGTTCACGATTGTTTAGATAGAACAAGGGATGAGCTGAAGGATCAGTTGAAGACGATGTATGATGCATCGTGTACTCAACACTCTGCTTTAGCAAAAGAGATCAATGCTCTCAAAGTCGAACGTGATAAATGGATATGGACTGCTGCTGGCGTAGTTGCCGCAATAGGATGGGTATCTGGTCATATGGATGTCGTTGCGAAATTCTTCCACTAAATCCTGCCGCTAGCTGTTGATTCAAAATATAAACCCAGTATAATCGACTTGTCGTTTATTATACTGGGTTTTCTTTATGGATTGGATCGATCAGAAGTACATTGGGCTTATCAGCAATCGTGTTGAGCAATTCAAGCGCCAGCAAAACAATGTATTTAATATGCGTTGCCCTATATGCGGTGACTCAAAAACAAATAAATTCAAGACAAGAGGTTACATTATAGAGAAGCCAGTAGTTGGCACTATCTACTTTTGTCATAATTGTCATGCATCCATGTCACTTGCAAACTTTCTATCTCATATAGATGGAGAGCTATGTGATCAGTATAAGCGGGAAAGGTTCTTGGAGAAGAATACTATCCAAGAAAACCCAACACAACCTGATATTGCAAGAGTGGTTATTCCGAAGTACCTAAAAGGAAATCAACCTCTAAAAGCAATCAAGAAGATATCTCAACTAGACCACGACCATCCAGCAAAGAAGTATGTATTGAGGAGAAAAATTCCGTCGAGTGCACACTTCAAGCTATTCTTTGCCCCCAAATTTAATGCGTGGGTCAATTCGATTGTTCCGGAGAAGTTAAATGTCAAAGACGATGAACCTAGGCTTGTTATTCCGTTCATTGACAGCAAGGGAGAGTTGTTTGGATTCCAGGGTAGGAGCTTCAAGAAGGAGTCTCAGAGGCGGTACATTACAATCATGCTTGATTATGACAAGCCGAAGTTGTTCGGGTGGGATACCGTTAATTCAGCGGGTAATATATGGTGTGTTGAAGGGCCAATAGATTCGTTATTCCTACCAAATTGTATTGCAATGGCCGGAGCTGACATAGATCTAAATATAGCATTCCCCGATAAACCTGCAAACGAGTTTGTTATTATCATGGACAACGAGCCACGTAATAAACAAATCGTGGATCGTGTTGAGAAAGCAATCAATCGAGGTTACAACGTTTGCATTTGGCCAGATGACCTACAGTATAAAGATATTAATGATATTGTTGTTGCAGGGCTTGATCCTGAGGCAATAATTAGAGAGAATACGAAGAGTGGATTAACCGCACTAGCTGCACTGACTCAATGGAAGAAGATATGAAATTAATAAGCGAATATATTCAAAATGAGCGTAAAGCTCGGGTATTATCGGTAGAACAGGGATTTGATGTAGAGTTTTATAAGGATGACCAACTTGTAGAGACTCGAGAAATACGTGAGCATAACGTAATATATGCAGAGGATTGTGCAGAAAACTGGGTAATGAAGGTCATAGCGTAAATTTACTATGAAAATCAGATTAATCAGCCACTCGAAGCCATCGAGGGAGTTAGTGTCCAATGGCCTTTATGATGCGCAAGAACTTGTTGCTTTTTGTGCTCGTGTATCAAATCCTTCCAACCAAATGTCGTTAGAGACATCGACTAAACTAATCAAGTACCTAATTAATAATCAACATTGGAGTCCGCTTGAGATGGTTAATGTGTGTCTCGAGATAGAGACGACAAGGGACATAGCAAGACAAATCCTCAGACATAGGTCATTTTCGTTCCAAGAATTTAGCCAAAGATATGCTGATCCTACAAAAGAGATGGAGGATGCGTTTGAGTTGAGGGAGTGTCGTTTACAAGACACCACTAATCGTCAAAACAGCATTAAAATCGATACAAACATTCAAGAGCATAGGATGCTTGCAGTAGAGTGGGAGCGATGTCAGCAACGTGTATTGACATGGGTAAAACAAGAATACAATTGGGCGATCGAACGTGGAATTGCTAAAGAACAGGCACGCGCATTACTGCCAGAAGGACTAACAAAATCACGGTTGTATATGAACGGAACGCTGCGCTCGTGGATTCACTATATACAACTCCGTAGCGCGAACGGAACACAGTTAGAGCATGTTGATATAGCCAAAGCATGTGCTGAAGTCATCGCGGAGGTATTCCCTCTTACCAGTCAACTAGTACAAAAATAATAATTGGAGTTTTTATGCAGAAAGATATAAGCGAATTGGTCATTGATTATAGTAGAGATCAGTTATTCGATTCGTTAGGGATCAAGCGATTGCAGGAATCGTATATGAGGGATGATGAAAAATCTCCACAAGAAAGGCTAGCATTTGTATCGAAACAATTTGGGACAACCACGGACCATGCTCAGAGGCTGTATGAATATTCTAGCAAACATTGGTTGTCGTATAGTACTCCTATTTTGTCTTTTGGGCGTAGTGCTCGTGGCCTTCCTATATCATGTTTCTTACCTTATCTCCATGATAGTTCGGCTGGATTGGTTGACACACTTTCGGAAGTAAATTGGCTCAGTATGCTGGGCGGAGGAGTCGGAATTGGAATTGGTATTAGATCAGCAGATGATAAGAGCGTTGGCGTTATGCCTCATCTTCGCACTTATGACGCTAGTAGTTTGGCATACAGACAGGGGCGGACGAGGAGGGGGTCTTATGCTGCTTATCTTGATATTTCTCATCCCGATATTCTTATCTTTTTAGAGATGCGTAAACCGACAGGTGATCCTAACATGAGGACAATGAATCTTCATCATGGCATTAATATACCTGATTCGTTCATGGAAATTATTGAACGGTGTATGAAAGATCCGACAGCAAATGATGACTGGGAATTAAAAGATCCCCATAACGGTGAAGTGAGAGAAGTTGTCTCAGCCAAAGATCTATGGCAAAGAGTTATCGATATGAGGATGCATACTGGTGAGCCATACTTGCATTTTATTGATACAAGTAATAGACAGATGCCTGTGTTTCAAAAGAAGTTAGGATTGAGTATCAAACAGTCTAACCTATGTTCAGAAATTATTCTTCCAACAGATAAAGAACGTACAGCCGTATGTTGCTTATCATCATTAAATTTAGAATACTATGATCAGTGGAAAGATAATTATCTATTCCTTCGTGACGTTGCAGAAATGCTTGATAATGTTCTTCAGTATTTTATTGATAATGCACCTGACGTAATTAGTAGAGCCAAATATTCTGCAGTACGTGAACGTAGTATTGGTATTGGTGCTTTGGGGTTTCACGCTTATCTACAGCAGCAGAATATTCCTTTTGAAGGGGTTATGGCAAAATCAATTAACAACCAGATGTTTAAGAATATCAGGGAGAAGCTAAATGAAGCAAACAAACAGCTCGGTGCGGAAAGAGGTGAGGCACCTGATGCTGCTGGTACTGGGTTACGTTTTAGTCATCTTATGGCTATTGCTCCTAATGCTTCCAGCTCCATCATCATGGGTAATACCAGTCCTAGTATTGAGCCCTATCGCGCTAATGCTTATCGTCAAGACACTCTTTCTGGTGCGCACCTTAATAAGAACAAATATCTAGACAGAGTTATTATGAGTCACTTAGCACCTGACGGTACTCCATTGACACCAAAGGGTGAACAAGAGTATGCTGATATTTGGTCAAGCATTATCGCCAATGATGGTAGTGTTCAACATCTCGATTGGATGGACGATTGGACAAAAGATGTATTCAAAACTTCAATGGAGATTGATCAACGCTGGTTGGTAGAACATGCTGCTGATCGTCAGCAATATATCGACCAAGCACAGTCGTTAAATTTGTTCTTTAGGCCAGATAGTCACCTTAAATATATACATAGCGTACATTTCTTAGCATGGAAGATGGGACTGAAAACACTATACTATTGCCGCAGTGAAAAGCTGGCAAAAGCAGATAAAGTGTCACGTAAAATCGAGAGACAAGTGATGCAAGAGATTGACTTAAAAGCTGTAGCAGATGGAGATGTATGTCTAGCATGTGAAGGATAATAAGTGAACCGGACGATAGGGCTTTTTCTGCATCATCCAGAGGCCTCACAAGATTGTTGTGATGCAATGGTGGCTGCCCTATCTTCAAATTATCAACTTAAAATATTCACAGAACAACAATGCAACGAGACAACTTTTAATACAGTTGATATGGTTGCGTTCCCGGGAGGATTTGGAGATGCCATGGCATATGATAAATTTTTCAGAAGAAAGGCTGCAAATGCTGTGGCCGACTATGTTGCTCGTGGTGGTAGGTATCTTGGTGTTTGCATGGGTGCTTATTGGGCTGGTAGTCACTTCTTCGATATATTAGATGGAGTAGATGCAACGCAGTATATAAAAAGACCTGGAGCAGATGTTAAGAGGTCTTACGGTACGGTTGCTCCTGTTATATGGGAAGGCAAACCTGAGACGATGTACTTCTATGATGGATGTGCGTTGGTGGGAGATGAGAGTAAGTTTGAAACGGTTGCTAGGTATCACAATGGTGATCCGATGGCAATCATACAGAATAAAATAGGACTGATTGGCTGCCATCCTGAAAGCCAACAGTATTGGTTTGATAACCCATACCCGTCAGTGTTAAGACAACACTGGCATAATGGTCATCATCATCATTTATTATTAAAATTTGTTGATCGATTAATGGGAAAATAAATGCAAAAGTTTACGACATTTTACGAAGCAAGAGAACAGTTACAACAAACCCCATTACCGTGTGGAGACTCTGAGCTCGAGCCGGTAATGAGTAAGAATACAATCGACTACCATTTCCATCACCTTGCTGCTGGTTATGTTAAAAGATTTAATAAGGGTGAAGGAGATCCCATATTCAATAAGCATGGGGCATTTCTCCATAATGTATTTTTCGAGCAGTTTCAATCACCACAACAGAACAATAGACCTGATGGTGTAGTAAAGAAATTAATCATTTCTAAGTTTCAAACTTTTAATAATTTTAAAGAAGAGTTTGAAAAGATAGCAATGAAAATACAAGGGAGTGGTTGGATTTATTTGAGCAAAAGCGGAAAAATCATAACTTTCCCTAATCACTCGCAGATGCCTGATGATATTGCTTTATTAGTTGATTGGTGGGAGCACGCGTGGGCACTAGACTATCAAGCTGATAAAGGCAAGTATTTAAAAAATATTTGGAGTATTATCGATTGGCGAATTATTAACAATAGATGTGAAGATAAATGATATGGACGCTCGAGATATTTCAAAGAAGTTGCTTGCCACATGGGCAGACAATTGGCCCAAGAACAGTGGTTCGATCGAACAACCAGTTATTGAGATGAAAGCTGTTGTTTGGACTAATGATGGGGGGTATCGCGAAGTTGTCGATGTTAGGTTTAATACGCGATTAGGAATTATAGAATTAGTGTTGGATGAAGAATGAGACTATTAAAATTTGAAGCTTCATGGTGTCAACCATGCAAACAACTAACACAAGTTATGGATACAATTGAATTTCCATATTATGTCGAGCGTGTTGATATTGATAATAATAGGGATGCGGTTTTAGAATATGGAATTCGTAGTGTCCCTCATTTAATTTTGTTAGACGATAATAATAATATTATTACTCGTGTGGGAGGATCGGTATCAAAACAAAAACTATTAGAAGCATTGCAACTAGATAAGAGAGAATAAAAATGAAAAAAATATTAATTGCCATATTACTGGCACCGTTATTAGTACTTGCAAACCCAATTGACGATAGCTGTCCACAGTTTGTCGTTCAGGGTGCACCTGTAAGTAAGCTAACAAACACACAATATCTCTGTAAAGGCAATTATGCGATACACTATCGGTATGATACAAAGACGCCTGAGTATGTTGTCGAGCATGTCACGAAAGATGTGATTACAGGTACAGCAAAACGAAAAGACGATTTCCGACCAGACCCAGCAATACCAACTCAATATCAGTCTCAGTTGTCTGATTATACTGGATTTCCATACGACCGAGGGCACTTGGCACCAGGTGCTAACAACAACAAAACCGATCAAATGATGAGTGAGAGTTTCTTCTTGTCTAATATGATGCCTCAGGTTCCAAATAACAATCGTGGGATATGGAAGCAGTTAGAGGGGTATATTCGCAACTGGGTGATGGAAGGTAAAGACATTTACTTGGTGACAGGAACATTCTATTCTAATCCATATCAAACGATTGGTAATAATAAAGTCGGAATTCCATCACATATATGGAAGGTTGTAGTTGATCGTACAACAGGAAAGACAATTGGGTTCTTTATGCCTAATGCCCCATTGCCTGTGCAAGATCTTCCAAAATATGCTGTATCTGTTAAGCAGATCGAAGCATATACAGGAATTAATTTCATGCCTAAACTTCCTGACAATCTTCACCATATAGAAGATACATTTAATGTAAACGATTGGAGTGGCATCCATTAATGGCAACACCAGCAACACCAAATGATATTACAGAGCAGTTATCTCGTACGGTAACTGCTGCTATCGCTGCGGGTGCAGTTACAGATACAGGAGCGGTGACAGACCCAGCTGCAGTGCAGGTCATTGGTAATATGCTTATGGGTCCAGTAGGATATACTGGATCAAAAGGTGATGAGGGAACAGTTGGATATACTGGCTCTGCTGGTATAAGAGGATCAGACGGTCCTCGAGGGCCGGCTGGTGATGTCGGACCTACGGGTCTAACAGGCACAACAGGATATACAGGTTCAAAGGGTGATATAGGTTATACAGGGTCGTCTGGCGCATACGCAGCAGTCGGTTATAACGGGTCAGTTGGTTATACTGGGTCCAAAGGTACCGATGGATTTATAGGATATAACGGATCAGTAGGTTATACTGGATCAATTGGATATACTGGATCAATTGGTTATACTGGATCGGTAGGTTATAATGGATCAACTGGATACAATGGTAGTATTGGCTATACTGGATCAATTGGTTATACTGGATCGGTAGGTTATAATGGATCAACTGGATACAATGGTTCGACTGGCTATAACGGATCCGTAGGCTATACTGGATCTATTGGGTATACTGGTTCTCGTGGATACGATGGTTCTGTTGGCTTTACAGGATCCCGCGGGTATGATGGTTCTGTAG